CAAGAAGTATGATACAGAGTTCTGTCTGTTTGAAACTACATCTTTATATGGTAATCTCAAAGGTGCATCTATGTATGATGGTATGCGACCATATTTAAGATACAAAGGTGATACACAATCTAAGTTTTTATTGACACTTGGAGAAGAAATATATCCAGAACTTAAAGCTTGGTTTACAGAAAAGAATGGTGGAGAAGAACTTCTACGACAAGGTGTTTCAAGTAGAAAACTCAAGATGCAAACTAAGATGGTAGGTATTATTAAGGCCTCACTTAAAGAACATGATACTAAGGCATATAATATGTTTGTATCTGCAATGGAAAATGCAACTGGAGTTACAACACAGAAGCGCTTTTACAGCAGTGAGTATGGATATTCTAATACTAAAGATGTGTTATTAGGTAAAACAAATGTCTTGACAAAAGCAGAAAACTATGATAGATTTGAACTTGAAAATGTAACTAAGTGGTGGAAGAAACTTGCTACTAAAAGATATAACAATATTGTTGCAGATGGTAGGATTCGTAAGAAACTTGAAGTCTGGAATGCTGAAACTATGAATGAGATTGATATTATACGATAATTCAATGGTAAAACATTGAGCCGTGTGTTGATGAGAATTGACACTTAACAAAGTAAAATTTGCAATAAGGAGAAAATAATGCAACCAATAATTGATGTTATAAAACAAAATAAATTTACATCACAAAATTTAAAAGATTACAAAGAATTAGTGCCACAAGCAGCTTATCCAGAGTTGTATGGTGCAGATTTGCCACCACAAATTAGATATACATATACTGATTTGATTGACATTGATAGATTAGAAAAAACACCATATGGTTTTGTTCAAAAGTATCGTGCTGGTGATAAAAATAAAAAGTATGATGAAATACAAAGAGGTATTTCAAGAAATGGTTTTAAGTTAAAATATCCAGCGATTGCAGTATTTAGAGCAAAGAATGGTGATTTACATATTATTACTGGATACACAAGAACAGATATTTTAGAACGTCATTGTGGATTTACAAATGTAATTGCATCTATTTATGAGGGTGTTGATGGTTATTCAAAAGAAGAAATTGAAGATGCTGTATCTCGGTGTGGTATTAGATTTAACACTATACATGATGAGGCATCAACTGCTGAAATACAAGACGTTTATAGGGAAACTGAAAGTGCTATAACACTAGGTTGGATAAAACCTACACTTACTGATATAACTAAAAGAGTTGAAGAAGTTTGTGGCAATGGTGTTTTTACAGATAGAACAAGGTCTAGATTAGTTTATGAAATTTTTAATAATCATAATCCAGACCAAACAGTTGTAGCATACGACAAAGGAAAATCAAAAGATTTTTTAACTAGAAATAAATTTTTAAATGGTAATGGTGTAAGATACATAACTTATACTACAGAAAATCAACCAAAAGTTTTATGTGCTATTTTAGATACAGCTTTTAATTTTCCAAATGATGAGATAAGAATTATTCTACATACTGGAACACTAGAGGGTAGAGGTTCTTTAGATTTAGAGCGATGTTTTTTTGATAGGGTCAATGGATTTAAAGAATTTTATGAAAGTAAATTAAAATCTTTTTCAATTGTATATTTTGATGGTAAATTGCCATCCATGTCAAGAGTAAAATTATATGGAGTGTTACCATCACTTTCAGCAATACATGATTTAGATAAATTAGTATTTTTTGCTGAAGATGGCACACTATATCAAAAAGAGGTAAAAAAGGCTGCATAGTGAAAATACTTTTACCTTTTCAAGACCCATATAACAGACCGCTTGAGTATCCAATATGCTCAGGCGGAACTGAAATGTTTTGCAAATCAATATATGATAATTTTGATACAGAAGTTTATCAAGTTCCTATTGAAAGTATAGACCTTTCAATAAAAGAAAAAGATAAAATTGCAAGAAGTATTATAAATCGTGCAGAAGAAATTGGTGCTGATATTATTGTATCAAACTTTGCACAAGCAATATACTCTGGTAAAGAACTTATTAAATCACACATACCTATTATGATTATTTCTCATATTATTTATCCAATGCTCACTTGTATAGGTCGTTGGAATAATGCAATTGATAAAGGCCATTCCATGTACTTTGTATCTAAATGGCAAGAAAAGAAATACATACAAATGGCAGAAAGAACTAATCAAAAAGTTCTTCCAATATCTGGTTATATAAATCCATCATACTGTAAAGTTAAACCACAGATAGTAGAATCAGAATATGATTGTGGAACAATAGGAAGATGTGATAATGGTAAAAGTCCATTTAAACTTAAAACTATGACAAAAGATACAGACCTTACAAGTTTAGTTATAACATCAAAAACACAATATGATAAAGATATACCTTATTATAATAAACACAAAGATTGGAATAATGTACTCTGGGATAAACCTTATACAGAGGTTATGGAAAATATATCTAAATGCAAAACTTATTTTTCTACATGGATTTCAGAAACTTGGGGAATTACTGCAATGGAAGCTTTATCTTGTGGTATTCCAATAATACTTAATTCAGATAAAGATGGTGACCATGCATCAGAAATAATACCAGCAAATAAATCTCACTATATAAAAATACCTAAAGATGATAAAGATGCACTTATAAAAGCTATTAAGTCTTTTGAGAATATAGATAGAAAAGAGATTCAAGAAATGACTTGGGAAAAACATAATCAAGAAAAATGGAAAAATGATTTTAAAAATGCACTTGACAAAACAATAGATATATTCTATAATAAGAGAAATATATTACAATAGGAGTATATATGGTGGAAGATTTAAGAATGGAAATGCCAAGAGATGGTTTGGTAAGACAAGAACTTATCTCTTATGAAAAAGAAAATGGTATTCTTATTAAGAAAACCACAGTTAGAATTTATAGTGAAGATGGTGATTATCAAGACCATTATATATCGGAGCCGTTAGTATGAATACACAGATAGTAAAAGATTGTTGTTCTAAAAGTTATCTTGATATGATGAGATTACAAGCAGAACAAAGTGAAAACTGGACATTTAGATTTCCTATGAATAAAGAAAAGTATATTCCTATTGAAGAAAAGTTTCCAAAGATGTCATTAATAAAATCAGAAGTTGTACCAGAAAATGCAGTATTGGCTGGACTTGCAATGGGGTTACTTATTCAGATATGGGAAAAATCACACAGAGCATTTTTCATTCCAGAGATTACATGGTGTGGGATATCAATTAAAGATTCTAGTAGAGAAGATAATATGCACTTTGATAATGAACCCAACAGCGGTTTTGTTAAAGTATTAGGAACACTAAATTCTGATTGGAATACAAAAGATATGGGTGGTGGATTTACACATGGAGATTCTACATATCCAGTAGAACCAACAGATTTTATTATTTTTGATGCATCTGTTCCACACAGAGCAGATAATATTATAATAAATAAAAAGAGATTCGCAATAGATTATACAGTAAAAGGAGTTTGATGTGGGATTGATGATTGATGGAAAACCAGCAGATGAGTTTGGTGGTGGTAGAAAAAACAATATTGCTAGAACTGGTGTTGATACAACTAAAAGAATAAAATTACTTAATACAAATGTAACACCTATGTTCTTGGAATATATAAGACATCATTTTCAAGAATCAGAACATTGGTCATGGAAGTATCCACTAAACTCTCACTTTAGTAAAAGACATCCAAAACTTACAATCATTGATGGAACACCACAACCAGCAGGGGTTGAAAGACTTGCTGGATTGTCAATGGCATTGTTTACATTATTATATGAACAAGGACTAAATACTCTTGTGTATCCTAAAATTCTTTGGTGTGGTGCATCTATTAAAGATAAACACAGAAAAGATAATATTCATACAGACCATGATGATGATATTCCTAAAGATTGGAAAGTCTTAAAGGTTCTTGGTTGTCTTAACTCTGATTGGAAAGAAGAGTGGGGTGGTGGTTTTACTTGGAATGGTAATGGTTACTATGCACCGCCTGGGTCATTCTATGTGTTTGACCCTCTTATACCTCATGCAGCTTCTGATATCTTCTGTGATGAGAAAAGAATTGCAATTGATTATACATTAAGAGCATTACCAGAGAAAAAGTAGTTGACAAACACTAAGTTCTCTGTTATATAAATACTATAAACTATATGCAAATGGAGAACTTGAATGTTAAGAAAGTATGTTCGTCAACTCAAACCAATTCAAGAAAAATATGTCGCACCAGTAAATAAGGTTCAATATCTTTTTGAAAGAGTTGATACAACTCTCAATGCATCAATTACTGAATTATTTCCAGCACTCGCTTTTAACAATAAGTATAGACCATCTTCAGTTGAAGATTTCAAAAAGTTTTTATATACATTAAATTTAAAGGCTGGAAAATCTAAAAGTTCTTTTTCTACTAAAGATGCAAATTCTGCTCAATTGGTACTTGATAAATTACCAACATTAGATGATAAATTTTTAAAAACTAAAATAGAAAACGCAATAGGTATTACTAATTATCTATATACCCTTGATAGAACAAAACCTATTAAAAATGTTATATGGGGATATAGAGCAAAACCTAAAGGTGTTCCAAATAACCATGCTGGAGATATATTTGTTGAATTTAAAAACAAAGAATTAATAGGTATAAGTCTTAAAGCAGGAACAGCAAAATCAAAAGAACCACTAAAAAATACTTATGTTGGAACTCAATATAAAGCTCTGGGAGTTTCTACCTCTAAACTAGAGTCTGACTTATGGAATAGAGTTTATTCTAAAGTGCCTGGTGTTAAACAAGTTGCAAGTAAAAGTAACTTTATCAAAAATAAGGAAGTTACTAAGGCATATGTTGATTATTTTGTAGAAGATGAAGATGGCGCAAATAAATTATATGCAGAGATGTTAGTTGTTGCTAGAGAAAATTTCTGTGATATTCTTAATAATTTAAAAAAAGAACAGTTTATAGATTGGGTTCAAAATACATTTAACTTACAAAGGAAAGAAGAAAAAGTTCCCCTTATAATGGTTAAAGCTGTTGGTATGACTGCTGAACAAAAGATTGATGATATTGTTGATATGATACCATTAGTAACTAAACATTATGCATATTTAAATAATAATTCTGTACAAGAGTATTTAATTGATATACACTCACCTAGTGATAAGAAAACATTAAAGATGACCATTCGTTCTGATTCTGGTGTAAGACCAGAAAAAGGAACTTCTGGTCAAGGTAGACTAGGACAGTATCTACAATTGAAAATGCAATACAGCGGAGTGCAAGAATGATTAGTTTCAAACAATTAGAAGAAAGTAAAGCTGGAAAGAATTTACATCTAGAACACATTGAAGATGAAATTATCAACAATGGTGTGCCAGGTGGCAGAGCTGCAATTAACTTCCTACAATCTCTTAGAGATATGTTGGCTGGTAATGCTCGTTCCAGTATTAATATGACAGTCAAATGGGATGGTGCTCCAGCAATCTTTGCTGGTATTGACCCCTCTGATGGAAAGTTCTTTGTTGCAAAGAAGTCGGTATTCAACGTCAATCCCAAACTGTACAAAACAGCTAAGGAGATAGATGATGACCTCAAAGGAGCACTTGTTGAAAAATTCAAAGTCGCACTCGCAGAGTTCTCAAAACTCGGAATCAAGTCCGTTATACAAGGCGACCTCATGTTCACAAATGATGTGGAGTCAACCACAATTGAAGGTATTAAGTACTACACTTTCCAACCTAATACTATTGTCTACGCTGTGCCTGTTGATAGTGATTTTGGTAAGGTTATAAACAAAGCCAAAGTTGGTATTGTATGGCACACAACATATTCTGGAAGTAAACTAGAAGACATGACTGCATCTTTTGGTGTTGATATATCTGGTCTAAAGAAAACTCCAAGTATATGGATGGATGATGCAACTTATAAAGATGCATCTGGTACTGCAACATTTAATGCAAAAGAAACTGCTGTTGTTACTGGTCTACTTTCACAAACTGGTAAGACTTTCCAAAAAATAAGCGCACCTATGTTAACTAAGTTTATGAAACTACAAGAAAGTATGCAAGGTGCGATTGTTGGTGCTAAACTATCAACATATAATAATAGTAAGGTTCGTCAAGGTCAAAAGATTAGTAATCCTAAAGCTCATGCAAAAGGATATGAATCTTGGGTTGAACAATCTATTCAGAAACAAATAGATAAAGCAAAAAGTACAAAAGGTAAAGATAAATATACGAACATACAGAAAGAGTATGTAAGAGAAGTAAAGAAACACACTAACAACTTAACTAATATTATTACGTTCCAAAACCTATTAGTTGATGCAAAAATGCAAATTGTAAAAAAACTAAATAGTGTTAAGGGTTTGACGGATACGTTCATCAAGACCTCAAATGGATTTAAAGTAACTAACCCAGAGGGTTATGTTGCGATTGATAGAGTTAGTGGTGGTGCTGTTAAACTAGTGGACAGAATGGAGTTCTCGTTTAACAACTTTACTGCAATCAAGGCATGGGATAAATGAAAACTTTCTTAGAACTATATTCTGATATATCAGAACTAAAAGTTGTAAATAAAGCTGCAAGAAGAAAAGCAGCTATTCGTATGAAACGATTAACTAAAACTTCTGCTTTTAAAAAGAAAGTAGAAAAGTCAAAACTAAAAGTTGCATCTCCAGAAAAGATTAAAGTTAAAGCTGCAAAGTTAGCAAAACAAAAAGTCTTAGATAAATTTTTTCCAAAATATAAAGAAATGCCTATTGCACAAAGAATAAAGGTTGACCAAATTATATCTGCAAGGTATAGTGGTATGATTAATAAGATTGCAATGAAATCTGTAAAAGTTGTAAAGAAAAAAGAAATACAAAAAGTAAAAGATGCAAGGAGTTCTAAATCAGATGCGTAATTTTTCTCAAATAACTGAAAAGTTAGGTGATACTGCAATCTTTACTTTTGGTAGATTCAATCCACCTACAACTGGACACGAAAAATTAATTGATGCACTTGCAAGAGAACAGTCTAAAAATGCTGGTTCTAAGATGTATGTGTTTTCATCACAATCACAGAATCCAAAGAAAGACCCATTACCCTTTGCACTAAAAGTTGCATACATGAGAAAGATGTTTCCAAAGTATGCAAAGAATATTATGGCAAATAAAAAAATCAAAATGGTATTTGACATTGCAGTTGAATTACATAACAAAGGTCATAGAGCAATTGTTATGGTTGTTGGTTCTGATAGAGTTACAGAGTTTGAGGGTTTACTCAACAAATATAATGGTGTAAATGGTAGACATGGATATTATGGTTTTGATAATATAGAAGTTGTATCTGCTGGAGAGCGTGACCCAGATGCAGAGGGTGTTTCTGGTATGTCTGCATCAAAGATGAGAGCTGCAGCTTCTGCTGGAGATTTTGATACTTTCAAGACTGGTGTTCCATCTGGTTTTAGAGATGCACTTAAACTATACAATGATGTTCGTAAAAACATGGGCATTCGTGAAGAAAAAGATATGGGAGAGATGACTGACTTTGAATCTCTAAGAGATTTATATCTGACTGGAAAACTCTGGAATATTGGTGACATAGTAGAATCAAAAGGTATAAAAGGTAAAGTAATTAACAAAGGTACAAACTACTTATCATTTGTAGATGAAAACAATAAAGTACATAAGACTTGGTTATATGATATTGTAGAAAGAGATTACAAGAAAGAATATGCAAATTATCAAGGAACTCCAGAACAAATTGCAAGACGTTCTTCTAGAAACAAAGCTCGTAGAGTCATGGGTGATAATGCAGTTAAAGGTATGGATGTTGGACACATAGATAATAATCCTATGAACAATGACCCAAGTAATCTTAAAAACGAAGAACCATCTGATAATCGTAGAGAACCTAGACTTAGAGAAAGAGATACAAAACAAGATAAAGATGTTAAAGATAGAGAGGGTACACAACCAGCAAAGTATTATGCAAAAGATACTGAAGGCGATGCAATGTCAAAGTCTACTAAACAAGCTCGTGCAAGACACTTTGAAAAAGGAAAGAAAGGGCCTGCGCCTGGAGATAAATCTGCAACAACTAAACCATCTAAACATACTAAGAAGTTTAAACAGATGTATGGTGAGAAAGATATTAAAATACCATTAGAACTACTAAAACTTTATAATAAAGGAATGAGAGCTCCTGCTGGTTCTCCTAAACACAAAGAGATTATGAAACAGATTGATGATATGAGAAAGAAACTTGGTATCAAAGAAAAACTTGGTAAGAACGCAGATGTTGGAGATTATGTAGACGATTTTAGAAAATCAGATGCACCACAGTTTAAAGGTAAATCAGATAAAAAAATTAAAGATATGGCAGTTGCAGCCTATCTAGATAAAAAAGACAAAAATGAGGAAGTAGATATGGAGATTTATCACTTAGACGAAAAGATTACTGCTCTTGTTAACAAAGCAAAGAAAACTGGTATGCCTTATTCTATATTGAAAAAGGTATATGATAGAGGAATGGCTGCATATAAAACTGGACATAGGCCAGGGGCAACTCCACAACAATGGGCACTTGCAAGAGTTAACTCATTTACAACAAAGTCATCTGGTACATGGGGTAAGGCAGACAAAGACCTTGCAGATAAAGTTCGTGCAAGTGAAGAAGTTGAAATAGAAGAAAAGAAAACAGTAACAAAAACTTTTGGTGTAGAGTTTCAAATAGATGCTCCAGACGAGAAACCTATAAGAACTGGAAAAGAACCTCATGTAAAGACTATTGATAAACTGGTTAAAAAACATAAATTAAGAGATTATCATGCTGATGACCTTAGTAAGTTTAATGTTAAAGATGATGTTGGTGGTAAAGATATTCAAAAGTTTTTTAAAGATTTAACTAAATCTGGTTATAATGTTATAAAGAAAAAAGTAACTGATAATTATACTTCTACTGACTTAGATTTTAGTGAAAAAGAATTAGGTATGATACCAAAGAAGAAAACAAAAGGACATGAGGTTCTAGGGCCAGAAAGTGTAAACGAATGGTTTGAGTCTAATCAAACAAGAGCAATTTACCAGTTGAGATATGAAGATGACTGGTGGTGGAAACTAAACGAAGTCCATGACCAGATGTTAGAAAAGATTGGTGCTTGTTGTGATGATTGTTTAGAGGAAGAAACTATTCAAGAACAACCAGAACACGAAATCACAGTAGGTAATTATACTACAAAGTTTTTCTATATGTGTGGTTCTGCACAAAAGGTTATGAGTGCAAATAAAGATAAACCAAACATTGAACCACTTGTAAGATTACAAGATGATTTCTATAAGTTAGAAAAAGAAGTTATGGATGCTGGAGAAGCAACAGACGAACAAAAAGTAAAAGCAAAAGAATTGTATAATAAAATTATGTCAACTGCTGGAGAACTTGGACTTGCAGATGATGTAGATGATTACATGAAACAACATATTGACTCCATAGAAAAAGGTGACCCAAAACCAGGCTTTGGTAGAACAGATATTGATGAAAGTCTTTGGGCAAACATACACAAGAAAAGACAAAGAATCAAAAGAGGTTCTGGTGAGAAGATGAGAAAGAAAGGTGCAAAAGGAGCTCCCTCAGCTGCACAGATGAAAAGAGCAAAGGGTGAGGAAATGTTAAATTATATTGAGGGTGTTTTAAAAAAAGATAAGAAACTTAAAAATTTAAAAGTGCCAAAAAAAGGTAAAGCTGGTGTAAGTAAATTTCAAAGAATGAAAACTCTTACGTCACCAACTGATTCACCTTACAGAATGATGATGAGAAATGCATGGGGTGAGATGACAGAAAAAGATGATAAGAGTGGAAAAGAACTAAATAATCCAACAAGAGGTGATGTTAAAAAATATAAGGTTTATGTCAAAAATGACAAAGGAAATGTTGTAAAGGTTGAGTTTGGTGACCCTAATATGGAAATCAAACGAGATGACCCAGAACGAAGAAAAAGTTTTCGTGCAAGACACAATTGCGACAATCCTGGCCCTAAGTATAAAGCAAGATATTGGTCATGTAAGTTTTGGAGTGCCAAGTCTGTAACAGATTTGATGAAAGGATAAGAACATGAGAATGTCAACACTATTAAATGAGGTAAAGGAAATAGAAGAAAAGTTGCTTAGTGAAAGAGTCACAAGTACAGCCTTTAGAAAAAAGACTGCCAGAGTCAATCCTATGACACAAAAAGACATAGAGAGAATGGTTAGTGATAGAAAATATAAGGGTAATACAAGTGCTCTTATGAAAGATGTTAAGAAGAAATTTCCAGATGAGTATGAAAGTGACATTGTTCAAGATATGATGAAGAAACACGCAGAAACAAATGAAAAAAAAGAAGTAAATGAAGATGGACATACAGATGTTGCTTCTGCAATTCGTCAATGTAAAATTATGATTGAAGATGCAATGCAAATATCATCAAAACTACAAAGTATGAATCCAGAAGATTCATTACCAAGTTGGTGGACTAACAAACTTGCTATTTCATCTAACAGTATGAATAAACTTAGAGATTACTTTTTAGTTCCTACTACAGAAGAAGTTGAACTTGATGAAGCAATGTATCATCATGTGTTAAAAAATAAAGTTGTTGCAAGTGGTAGTAAATCAGATATGATGAAGTTAGTAAAGAAAACTGGTGCCACAGTTCGCAAAGGCCCAGATACTAATTATGTTCTTAACTCGCCTGGTGCAAAGGTTGGAGATATAAAAGAAGAAATACTTGATGAAGCACAAGAAGATATCTTTATTAAAAAAGGTGATACAAAAAAGATTGCAGCACAAGTAGCAAAAAATGCTAGAGGGTTAGGTCTTAGGTCTGCATCAGTTGGTGCAAGTGTTAGAGTTATCGGCCCAAAGAAAAAAGTAAGTGATTTTTTAAGAACTGTTATCGGTAGAAGTTCAACTGGTGATGCGACTACATCTGGCATGACAACCGACATGACTGATAAGTTATTAAAGAAAGCTATGAATGAAGAAAGTGTTGAGATTGATGAAGCATCTAACGTAACCATGATTGTTGGCAACATAGATGATCCTAAATCTACTGCCGCAACAATGAACAACGCACACAGAAGCCCTAGTTTCAAGGGTGTTAAATTTGATGCAAAACCATTTGGTAAAGATAGTATAAAAGTTACAGGTGATGCAAATAAAATAAAAGATTTTATAAAAATGGCGTATGGTAGAAGTGCTACATTTAAACAAGTTAAAGAAGAAACACTAGAAGAAGCACCAAAGATGAAATATGCTCTTGTTGGAAAAGATATGAAAATCTATTCAATGGGTAGTGATGAAAGAGATTTGAAACTAGACAGACGTTCTCTAGAGAAGAGATTCAAAGATGTTGCACCTCTAAAACTGGCAAGACTAAAAACTGCACAGAGTATTGGTGATACAGTTGACAAATCTCAACTTAAAGAAGAAGTTAATGAAATGGCATATAAGCCTGGTTCTTTCAAAGATACTAAACCACAAGAAAAAGGTGCAAAAGCATTAGCTGACCTTGCAAAAACTGGTGGTATGGACAAGAAAGATTTTGAAAAGGCAAGAGCATTATATGTTCAAGCATCAGACCCAGCTTCAAGGGAGAAACTTAAAAAGTTTATTGGTAATTTAGATACAGACCCACTTGAGCAAATTTTAGATGTTATTGGTAGAAATGACCCAAATACTTTTTTACAAATGTATCCAAATGCAAAAGAAGGCGAACCATTAACTAGAACTGCATTTAAACATAGAAGTATGAAAAGTGAAGAACTTGAAGAAAAGTACGACCTTTATCATAAAGACTTTAGTAGTGCAATGCAACACGCATATGATTACGCAAAAAAGAAAATGGGTATCACAGTAGACCCAAAAGAAATTGACAATAAAGTTGCAACTGGGCCTAAGAAACCTTCAGAGGGTAAAACTAATACCTACAAACTAAAAGGCAAAGGTGGAAATCTACAAATCCAAGTTTACAATAAGGGTGGTTCTAAACCATTTGAACTAAATATGTATAAAGAAGAACTTGAATTAATTGAACAAGTATCTAATATTCGTATGGGATATCAAACTCTTACAGAGAAAGTAGACCCAGCAGATGTAGATAATACTGCAACTGATAAAGACATAGAAAACGCTGGAAAGAATATTATCATGCAACTTAGAAAGTCTGTTTCCATGAGAGGAAATAAAGACGTAGAATTTGCAGATGGTAAAAAGAAAGTGGATATGAGAATTGCACAAAAAGCAATAGATATGCACATGAAAATGAGAACTTCAGATGATAAATTGAAGTTTCAAAATTCAATTGCAAAGTCTTACAAAGACTTGCTCAATACTGTAAAGGGGAAATAACATGAGTTATAACAGTAAATATTTTGAGAGAAAGCCAGGCAGTCTTGAGGAAGCAATTCTTAATGCTGTAAGTGGAGTAAAATCTCAAATAGAAGAACAAAAAAAAGTAAAAGAAAAACTTGATCCAGTTGGTAAAGAAGATGGTGATATAGACAATGATGGAGATAAGGATGCATCTGATAAGTATCTTGCAAAAAGACGTAAGGCAGTTGCTAAAGCAATGAAGAAAGATAATAATGAGGCATATGAGATGGGTACTAAAGAGTATGCAGACCATACAAAGAAAGTTACTCCTGGCCAAACTACAGAAGATTGGAATAAACAAGTAAACATGATGCAAGAGAAGAATAACTCTATGCGTTCAGTACTTGCTAATATGTGGGGTGTAGAAGAAGGACATAATCCATTTGAAAAGAAAGAAGAAAAGAAATCTTCTAAAAAGGAAGATAAGACTATGACTGGGAAACCAATGACCAAAGTTAGTGTTGACCCAGATATGAAAGAAAAAGTGAAGACTGAAACTTCTATTGGAAAGAAGAATGTTAAGTAATGAAAAGTTTAAAAGACCTATTAGAAGTAAGCAAAGAGGACTTATCATCAATCTATTGTGATATGGATATGGTTCTCTGTGACTTTCTAAAAGGTGCAGAAAAGGTTATTGGTATGCCTTTTCCTCTTGCAAACAAACAAACAAGGTGGGAAAAGATTACTAATACGAAAGATTTTTGGGCGAACTTAGAGTGGATGCCAGGTGCAAAGAAGATAGTACAAAGTATTTTAAGATATGATGCACATATACTCTCTGCATATTCTGGTAAAGACCCAAACTCAAAGTCTGGAAAAATGAAGTGGCTCTCTAAAAATACTAATTTTAAGAGAGGTAATATACACTTGGTAATGCGTTCACAGAAACAAGCATTTGCTCAAACTGATGGAAAACCAAATGTCCTTATTGATGACTATATTAAAAATATTAAAGAGTGGGAGGCTAAAGGTGGTATTGGTATACACCATACTGCTGTTCCAAAAACTTTAAACGAATTGAAACGATTAGGTTTCAAATAATTATAAATAATAGGAAAATAAGGAGAGAAAGATGCCTTTTGGAAAAAGTTTTAATGTAGTTTTGGAAGATGCAAGTGAATCAGAAAATGATGGATTTGTATTACTAGACAGAACAGCTGCTAATACTGATGAAGGTGACAGATTAATTGCTGTTGATGCAAGTGCTTCTGAAGCTAAACCATCATATTTAACAGAACGAGCAAACGGAGATAGTCCGTATGCAAAAGAGAAAGTAATTGCTACTAATTCTGGGTGGGTGTTTACACCTGGCAATGCAAACTCTGGAAACGATAACAAGGCTGCACAACCAGAGGTTCTGGTTTGTAGTAGAAATTTACAGAAGTCTATTGACGTTCCTACACCTACACATATTACATTAGGTAGTACAACTGATAAGACAGCATTTTTTCCAGACGGAGATACGTTTACTGGTGTTGCATCATCAACACTTGGAGATGTAACTGCATATGTTTACTTCAACGAACCAATTCATGTAACTGGCACACCACAATTACAATTAAAACAAGCAAGTGCATTAGATTCAACTTTTGGAACAACAATGGATTTTAATTCAAGTGTATCTGTATTATCAGAGGGTATTATGGCATTTTCTCTACCAGCGAGTACAGACACCAGAACATCAAATGTAACAAACAATACACTAGGTATTAATTCTGATGATGCAATCTCTTTAAATAGTGGAACAATAGAGAAACTTGTTGCTGATGATAAAATTAAAATGGAGAGTGGTACAACTGCATTAGATGATACTGATGACGCAGAATCATTTATCACACTAGATGGAACAGATAGTTCAAGTAGAGATTTAGGTGCATTTATGACTGTTGATAATGGTACTGGAATGGCTGCAGACTTAACACTAACTGCTGATGCAGATGCAACAATGACAGTATCCTAACTCTTATAAATAACTTTGTAATGATTAAGTGAGGTGAAAATGACTATTACTAAGAATATGATAAAAAAAAGAATAACTATTTTAGATTCTGATATACAAAAAGCCAGACAAAAGATGTCAGAACTAGAACAACAAAAAATAGAAAGTGTTGCATTGTTAAATGCACTTATGGGTGCAAAACAACAATGTGATAACTTTTTACAAGAAATTGATAATGTTGAGCCAGAAGTGGTTTCTGACTCAAGTGATGTGGATAAATAACCACAGTAACATTCCCTCAATTAAGAGGGTTTAGATTAAAGGAGAAGCCAAATGGCCGATAAGAAAATTACCGCTTTGACAGATTTGTCAACAGGCATAGCTGGTGCAGACTTACTTCATGTTGTAGATGACCCTACTGGAACACCTATTAATAAGAAAGTATCTGTAACAGACTTTATTAATAACCTACCATCTTTTATTGGATTTTCAAATTCAATTCAAGATTTTACTTCAGAGCAAACAGCTGCAGTATCTATTACAACTGCTGTTTCTTTACTAGAAACTACATCAAATAACGTAGCAACAACTCTTGCAAACGGAACTGTACAAGGTCAAATCAAGATTATTGTTCACGACACAGATGGTGGTTCTTCAGTATGTACTCCACAGACTCGTCTTGGATATGCAGACTTAAACTTTGTTGATGACGGAGATACTGCAATGTTAATGTGGACTGGTGCTGCTTGGGCAATCATTGGTTTCGCAGACGTAGGTGCCGATATTCCTGCTGACTTAATTGATATTGCTAACTAATAACTAGTATTTAACTGTAAAGGAGAAGCCTCATGGCTGATAAAAAAGTAACCGCTCTGACAGACATAAGTACTGGTGTAGCTGGTGCTGATTTACTTCATATAATTGATGATCCAACAGGAACACCAATTAATAAGAAGGTTTCAGTAACTAACTTCATTAATAACTTGCCGTCTTTTATCGGATTTTCAAATTCATTTCAAGATATGACTGCTGTACAGAACTCTGGTGCTATTTCAATTACAACTGCTGTAACATTATTAGGACTAGAAGCTACTAATGGTGCAACAACACTTGCTGATGGAACTGTGCAAGGTCAAATTAAAATGATAATTGCTGACACAGATGCAGGTGCATCTGTCTGTACACCTCAAAATAGATTGGGCTATGCTGACCTCAACTTTGTTGATGATGGCGATAGTGCAATGTTAATGTGGACTGGTTCTGCATGGGCAATCATTGGTTTTGCTGACGTTGGTGCAGATATTGTCGCTGACATCATAGATATTTCCTAATTAAGTAATATCTATAGTCTACCTAAATATAGGGGAGAGGGGATTAACTCTCTCCCCTTTTTAGATTAAGGAAAAGAAAATGAAAAGTTTCAAAAGTTTCGTGAAAGAAGATAGTGGATTCCCTACTGGGCCTGTTGGAGAAAATCCAAACAACTTTGCTGGTAGTCTTGAAGTAAATCCATCTGAAGTTGGTAATCCAGCAGTTCTTAGACGATTAAATGCAATCGTTGGTGGAATTGCAGACCACGAGTATATTGTTGCAGAACACGCTATTAATAGATTAAAAAATAATCTTGGAAAAATTGGTTTAGCATTAGGTGGGCCTATTCCTACAATGGAAGGAAAAAGTGGTTCATTTAGTATTCCATTAACATTATTCGGTGGTAGATTTGGTAAAGACACAGATACACCTATTGACGAATTTTTAAGTGATGATGGAATTTCACATATGATTGAGGGTGGTTTGAGTTTGAATATTAATTATGAAATGGTAAGAAATAATTCATGTAAAGTTTACGCCACTATATCATAATGTATGAAAAAATAACGCCTGAAAATGTGTTGATGTTTGCTATAAGAAATTATACAAATCCACATTGTGAGGGTGAAAAAGAATTTGAAGATGACTTAAAGAGGTTTAAATATATTAAACGTCTTTTAAGAAAATATTATGATACTGGAGTATTAAAAGAAAGGTTACTCTTAAATCATATTATTGTATTAAATAATGTGTTTGGTGCTGATGCTTGTGCAACACTTTTGTTATATAAAATACAAGAAGAATATTGGTCAGCATTGAAATCATTTTTATTATTTCTAAATATACTTAGAGATGATGAATTAAATCACATTACTAAAGATGATAATGTAGATAAGATATTAAAGGAACTATAATGGGCAGGGCGATTGATTTATTTGTTACCTACAGATTTCTAAAGTTACTTACTACTCCGTTTGAAAAGACAGATGCGTTTAAGTTAGGTATCATTGATGAAAAAGGTAATCGTATTAAGAAACCAAAGTCCACTCAACCAGCAGTAGAACTTGCAACAGGAGAACAAAAAAACGCATATACAATTTTACACAAGTTAGTATTCAATATCAAAAAAATATTTTCAAAAGTGCCTGGACTTAGAACTAAAGTTGGTACATATGCAGCTGCACTATTCCTATTAAAAGATACATTCAAAGAATCTGTAGATGACCCAGATATGTTTGAAAAAGAATTTATGAAATATCTCAAAGAAAACAATATAGAGTTTGATGATGATATATCAGAGGAAGTTATTGGTTTTGGAGAACTACTTCCCAAAGGAGAGTATGTTCTAATTAACGATATACTAAATAAAGAAGAAGAAGAGTTATCTGCAAAGAAAGGCGATAAAGTTATTGCTTACGAAGACGAAGCGCCAGTAGATACAGTTTTGGGTGTTGAGATTTTTCCAGTTATTCATATCAAATCCCAAGAAAAAATATATATAAGTTTGGAGGATATTAAAGATGACATCTAAATGGAAAGAAATTAATGCATATACTGGTCAAGAAATTGAAGAAGATGCACCTACCAATAACGCTGGTAGTGGAGCAGTTGCAATGCCACCAGATGCAATGATGAAAAAGAAAAAGAAAAAATTACTTGATGCACGAACAAAAGAATATAAGGCACATCAAGCAAAATTAGAAGCATCTAGAAAAAGAAGAATGGAACAGAAGAAATCTAAGTTCGTAGAAAAAGTTAAAGAATCACTTAATGACTTTAATCGTGAGTCACTTCTTGCAGAAGATAATCTAAAAGTTTTAAGAAGCATTGTCAAAAATAAACAAAACAAACCAGTAAAAATGTCAGATGGTCAGATGAAAGTTGATTTGTTTACTGCAAGTGCAATTACAAAAGTATATGATGCACTTTCTAAAAAAGATGCTAGAGAAAAACTTGACAGAATGCTTAATGGCACTAAAGCTCAGTTTATGAAGATTGCAGACTTTGCTTACAAGTCGGTAAAAATGAAGTAACATGGCACAATATAGTAAGTATACTAACGCATACATACCACAACAGACCACTAACCATGAAGTGGTGATGATTGCTGATCAAGATGGTAACATCATCAATACTTTTGGTGCTGCGTCTAATGTGATTATTGCGGCCGGTGGACTTGCTGGTTATTCTGGTGTTCACAAATATGGTGGAGTTTTTGGAACTGCACTATCAACATTCTCAACTGTATGGACTGCGGCAGATACTTCTGGAACTGCATTATATCCTTGGGCCCACTCTGCTGGAACTCTTTCTGTAGTATCTACATCTGGTTCTGATACTGGTGGTGTGACTATTCAAGGGTTGGATGCAAACTATGATTTTGTAGAAGAGTCATTCACTCTTACTGGAACTAGTACAGTTACAGGTTCAACTTCATTCACTAGAGTCAATCGTGCATTTATGAATGATGCAACGAATGTTGGTAAGATTCAAGCAAGTATTGGTGGAACAGTTGTTACAGAGATTGGTGCTGGATTTGGACAGACACTACAATGTTTCTATACAATCCCTGCTGGTAAAACTGGATATATGACAAACATCAATGCATCAGCAAGTAAGAACCAATCAACGGACTTGTTCCTATTTCAAAGACCATTCGGTGGTGCATTTAGAGTTACATCTACACTATCATTGAATCAATCTAATCAGTCAATTGATTTTCCTGTTCCCCTAAAATTCACAGAGAAAACAGATATTGACTTGAGAGTTCAAGGTTCTGCAAATGCAACAATATCAGCAGACTTTACAATTATTCTAGTGGATAACGCATAATGAAAACCTTTTTAACATATCTTGATGAGTATGCCAACTATGATGCGTTGGGAACTTATGCGACTGGTGGTGCAAGTACTGGGCCTGGTATGGGTCAGTATGTACCTATTGCAGACTTAAATGCACAATCAGAAAAAGAAATAAAGAAATCAGATTTAGACCAAGTAGAAAAGTATGCAGATAGAATATTTGCATCTCTTGGTATAGATGTAGAATTTACTCGTCATTTCCTAGACAGAGTAAATGATAAAAGAAATGTCAAACAAATCACACCAGCAGAACTTACTAGACTATTTAAACAATCATTTAAGAAGTATGGTAAGAAGATTGCAAAACTTGGGCCTGATGCAGAAGCAGTTATCAATGACATGAAGACAGATATCAATATGCCTTTTGTACTAAATCTAAAAGGTGGTGAACTAGAACTCATTGCAAAGACAGTAATGAGAAAGAAAAACTTTCAAACCTCTGGGCCTAAAATGAGTTTTGAACAATTTAACAAGGAGAATTAAAATGGAAACTAGAGAAAAAACTGCACAAGCTTGGGTGAATGCTGGTAAAGTTAAATCAGTAGAAGAATATTACCAAAAAGTTGGAGCAACACCAGAAGTAAGTGCTGATTCAATAGAACACACACATGAAGAAGCACCAAAACCTAAAAGACGTAGAACAAGAAGGAAAAGTTAATGATAAATTTTTCTAAACAAATTTTAAACAAATCAAATAAGTTTACTACTTTAGATGGGGTTGTTTTAATTGGTGTAGGAGTAGTTGTACTAATCGCAGGGCCTTTTGCTAAAATAGCAGCTTATGGTGCAATTGCATATGGAATATGGACAATCTGGAAAAAATAAATGTTAAGAATATATGTAATATTAATTATCCTCGGCCTCCTTGCTGGAGTCGGTTATGGTGCATACTTTTACTATAATGATACACAACAACGTATTGCAACATTACGAACCAATAATGCACAATTAGAGTCAAGCAACAAAAGTCTTGAAGTAAAAATTACTGCAATGGAAAATAATATAAAGAAACAGATAGAGTTAACAAATGATTTAAATAAAAGTTTAGAAGAAGCGAAGAAAGCAAACACAGTAATTAAAGACTTATTGGCACAGACTGATTTAGTAAAGAACAGTCTTCAAGACCCTAAAGCATCAGAGGCGAGGATAAATGAAAAAGTGGATAGTTTTTTCAAGTCTATTGAGTCTGCTACTAGTAAGTAGTTGCTCATGGAAACCAGAGAAAGAGATTATAACAAAGGCTGAAGTCTATGTACCAACAATTAATGTTGTACCTAGACCAGAACCCTTGACATTACGAAACGCAGATGTTATAGTAATAACAGAGAAAAATTTAGAAGAAGTGATACAAAGAGTAAAAGATATGCAAGGGTCTTTTGTAGTATATGCACTAGACCCAAAATCATTTGAATCTCTTGCAATTAATATGGAACAGATAAAACTATACATAGAGAAACAAAAACAAATTATATTATATTATGAAAAGGCGGTGACAGATGAAAAAGAGAATTAGATATTTAAGTGGGAGAACCGAAATGGCAAGATTTGACTCATTAATGAAGGCGACATTTAATCCACCTAGAAACTGGACACTATTAGAAGATTTAAAATTCTATTCAGATAAACTAACTGAAAAAGATGCAGAGATGTTAAGATGGTGTGGAGTTCAAGTGAGAAACTCTACTAAAACTAAACAGTATATTATTACTATACCTAAAGACTACGTTACAGATATGGCATCTGTACCTAGAGGTTGTTGGGCATTTATTGCACCATTTGATGTTGCCAGAGCTGCTGTCGTACATGACATTCTATATGAGAAGATTAACACACAATACAAAACAGTAAACGAATCTGCAGCTGCAGAAGACGGGCCCGCAACTAAAAAAGAAAGAGAAGTATATCGTAAGATTGCTGATAATATTTTTCTAGAGGGTATGAATGCTTCTGAACCAGCAGTACCATCTTGGAAAAAATATTCTGCATATTGGGCAGTAAGAATGTTTGGTAGATGGGCAATCAATAGTAGTGCGAAAAGAATAGTCTAAACAAATGTGGATTTGGGTCGTAAGTAATATTGCAGGCAGTCTTTTAGGAGCTGCATCTGCGGCTTGGATAAAGGATACTAAACTTGGTGTCTGGGGTTATTCTAAGTTTGAAGATATTGCAGACTGGGCAAAAGATAGATATGGTATTGACATACTTGACAAAGAAGATATTGCATGGAGAACACAGTATCCAAATATTGCAAAGAAAATTGATGACTTAGAACAAAGATTGCACAAAATGGAACAAGAAGAAGAACGTCATAAAGGTGACGGCAAATAGAGTCAAATTAAGATTCCCTCCAAAAAAATGACAAGGTATAAATACTAGTATGGAAGCTGATATTAACACAGAAGTTGCACTCCTTAAAAAAGAGGTGTCAGATATAAAGGTAATCTTTTCACGACTTGATGTTGCGATTGAAAAGATTACTGATGTGTCTAGTTGTGTCAATCGTATGTTAGCAGTTCACGAAGAAAAGATTGCTAATGCAGAGGAAGCACAATCAAAAGCGAATACAGAATTTACACATGATATAAAAGAATTACATTCCAGAGTTACATCAAACTATAAAGAACTTACTGAAATGATTACACTACAACATAAAGAACAAGCTCTACATATACAACAACTTCAGAACGACTTAAATGGTCGTGTAGGTATACTAGAAAAGTGGAGATGGTTAATTATTGGTGGTTCTATAGTTATGGGATTTATTATACAAAAAATGCCAGTTTGGGGTTGACATTACCTTAATTTTATTGTATAATCATATTCATGTATGTAGAACAAAAGTATTTAAATATAATATCATCACAACTGCAAAGGTTTAGAAAGACAAATGATTTTGTCTGGAACTTTCGTTGTCCTTATTGTGGTGACTCTCAAAAAAATAAATCAAAAGCTCGTGGATTCGTCTTTCGTAAAGAATCAAATCTTATATATAAATGTCATAACTGTGGTATAGGTGCAAGTTTCAAAAATCTTTTGAATCATGTAGACCCTAAAATTTGTAATGACTATATAATGGAAAGATACAAAAAGAGCGAACCAGAAGTTGACATTGGTAAGTTCACACAACCAAAATTTATGAAAGGGCCATCTCCACTTAAATCACTTAAAAAGATATCATCACTAAGACATGACCATCCAGTTAAGAGATTTGTAGAGAAACGACAGATTCCCCCTAAAGTTCATTTTGAATTGTTTTATGCACCTAAGTTTTTTGAATGGGTGAATAAGGTTGTGCCTAACAAATTTCCCTCATTAAAGGGAGATCATCCTAGATTGGTAATTCCATTCTTTGATGAGAATAGTAAGATGTTTGCGTTTCAAGGGAGAGCGTTCGGCAATGAAATACCAAAATACATTACCATCACTCTTGACCCAGACAAAGATAAAATCTATGGTCTTAATAGACTCAACACCACAAAACCGATACAAGTAGTAGAAGGCCCCATTGACTCATTGTTTTTGGATAATTGTATTGCTGTCGCTGGTGCAGATTTTACAAAACTAGAGAAAGAAAATACAACTATAATATTTGATAATGAAAGAAGGAATTATGAAGTTTTAAAACAAATTGAAAAGACGATTGATTTAGGTTATAAAGTAGTATTATGGCCTGATGATATAAAAGAAAAAGATATAAACGACATGATTATATCTGGTAAGACTAAAGACGAAATACAAACAATAATTAACAAAAATTCCTATCAAGGCAATATGGCTAAGATAAGGTTCACAACATGGAGAAGACGAAATGCCTGACAATTTTTTACCCACCTCATACCAAGAATTTATTCACTTATCAAGATACTCAAGATGGTTGCCTGAAGAAGGTCGTAGAGAAACTTGGAATGAAACTGTAACGAGATATTTTGATTTCTTTACAGACCATGTGAAAGAAATGACTGGGTTTAAAATTGATAAAGATTTAAGAAACGATTTAGAGATGGCAGTTCTAGAACAAAGAGTTATGCCCTCAATGAGATGTTTAATGACTGCTGGAGAGGCACTCAAGAGGGAAAATATTGCTGGGTATAATTGTAGTTACGTTGCAGTTAATAGAATACAATCATTTGATGAGATTCTATATATTCTGATGAATGGTACTGGAGTTGGATTTTCTGTTGAAAGACAATTCGTTTCTGAACTACCATTAGTTGCAGAGGAGTTTCACGAAACTGATACTGTGATAGTAGTTGCAGATAGTAAACTCGGTTGGGCAAAAGCATACAAAGAACTCGTAGGATTACTTTACATTGGACAAATACCAAAGTGGGATTTATCTAAAGTAAGACCAGCAGGTGCTCCACTAAAGACTTTTGGTGGTCGTGCATCTGGGCCTGCACCATTAGAAAATCTATTTAACTTTACTGTAAATGTATTCAAAGGTTCACATGGTCGTAGACTTTCATCATTGGAATGTCACGATATTGTTTGTAAGATTGCAGAGGTAGTTGTAGTAGGGGGTGTAAGACGAAGTGCGCTCATAAGTCTTTCAAACCTCTCTGATGATAGAATGAGGCACGCCAAGTCTGGACAATGGTGGGAACAGAACGGACAACGAGCTCTTGCAAACAATTCTGCTTGTTATACAGAAAAACCAGATATGGGTATTTTCATGGATGAGTGGACTGCACTTTATAATTCAAAGTCTGGTGAAAGAGGAATCTTCAATCGTGCATCTGCTAACAATATGGCTGCAAAGAATGGTCGTAGAACTATTGAAGGACATGAGTTTGGTACAAATCCTTGTTCAGAAATTATTTTACGAGATAGAGAATTTTGTAATCTTTCAGAAGTAGTTGTAAGACCTTCAGATACTAGAGAGTCTTTACTAAACAAAGTAAGACTTGCAACTATACTTGGAACTTTTCAATCTACACTTACAAACTTTAAGTATGTATCTGCAGCATGGAAAAAGAACTGTTCAGAAGAAAGACTTCTAGGTGTTTCACTTACTGGAATTATGGATAGTCGTTTGACAAATGGTAAAGAAAGAAATCTAGACCATCTTCTTGAGTCATTGAAAGCAGAAGCAGTTGCAGTAAACAAAGAGTTTGCAGAAAAGATGGGTATTCCACAATCAGTTGCAATTACTTGTGTTAAACCATCTGGTACTGTATCACAGTTAGTTGATGCAGCCTCTGGTATTCATGCAAGACATAATCCTTATTATATTCGTACTGTTCGTGGAGATAAGAAAGACCCACTAACAAAGATGATGACAGATGTAGGATTTCCAGTTGAAGATGATGTGATGAATCCAACAAATACTGCTGTGTTTTCTTTTCCTATGAAAGTGGGTTCAAGTGCAGTATTTAGAACTGATATGACAGCGATTGAACAATTAGAGTTATGGTTGACATATCAGAAACATTGGTGTGAACATAAACCATCTGTTACTATTTCTGTAAAAGAAGATGAGTGGATGGAAGTTGGTGCATGGGTTTACAAGCATTTTGATTGGATGTCTGGTGTATCATTTTTACCATTTAGTGAACACACTTATCAACAAGCACCTTATCAAGATTGTGATAAGAAAGAATATGAAGTCTTGTTAAAGAAGATGCCTAAAAATGTTGATTGGAATAAACTTTCAGAGTATGAAAGTCAAGATATGACTATAGGTTCACAAGAACTTGCTTGTGTAGCTGGTAGTTGTGAAATCCAATGAAACTAATTGTCTGTGAATCTTGTGATGCAGAGTTTCGTATAAAACACGATATGGACAAACGACTATATAGTGTAGTACATTGTCCATTTTGTGGAGAAGTACTTAACGAAGACCTTGAAGATGAGGTTGATGATTATGAGGAAGATTATGACTAGTTGTAGAAACTGTGGACATGGTTCTCATTGTGGAGCAATCCTAAAAAAAGATTTAGATGGTAACGGAGAAGAAATACAAGTCTGTACCAATTGTAGATGTGAAAGATGTGAAAGTGAAAACTCAATCAGCGAAAGCTAAAGGTAGACGATTCCAACAATGGGTTCGTGACCAACTAATAGAAAAACTAAACGTACATCCAGAAGATGTAGAAAGTCGTTCTATGGGTGCTGGTGGTGAAGATTTGATTATGTCAAGAGCTGCAAGAGAAAAGTTTCCATATTCAATAGAGTGTAAAAACCAAGAAACATTAAATGTTTGGAAATCATACGAACAAGCAGAGTCAAACTCTGGTGATTATGAGCCTGTGGTTTTTATTAAACGAAACAATCAAAAACCTTTAGTGGTTGTTGATGCAGAATACTTTGTGAGGTTACATAATGAACGAGTGGATTGAACAATACAAACAGTATCATAAAGAACATAATGAATATGGTAATGGTGGTGGACTAAAGTTTTATTTGCAACATATAAAAGACTTAGTACTAGATACTAAATCAGAATCTTTATTAGATTATGGTTGTGGTAAAGCTGAGGGTTATCTAGATTATAAACATCACGAACATTGGGGTATAATGCCATCTTTATATGACCCAGCAATTCCAGAGTATGAGGATTTTCCAAAAGGAAAATTTGATGGTGTAATGTCATTTGATGTTTTAGAACATATACCAGAACACCAGATTCCAGAAACAATACATCAGATAACTAAAGTTGCAAATAAGTTTGTATTTCTTGGTATTGCAACAGACCCAGCTATTGCAGTATTACCAAATGGAGATAATGCACATTGTACATTGAAACCTATGGATTGGTGGGTAGAGATGATAAACAAACACTCTTATAAACAAGTATACACTCATGTTAAACTTCATGGTTCTATGGAGAACTATGCTATCATAAACGAATCACTTTACATGGATTGGTTTTTAGAAAATTTAGAGATAAAAAAAGTCAATAAAAACAAGGACTTATAATGGGGGTTGACAAACCTATTTTTTTCTGGTACATTATAAGTATAGTTAATCAGAGAGAAAGAGAAAATTATGAGTAAATTAAAAGATTATATATTAAATATCCAAGAACAAGTTTGGGAGTTCTTTGATAAAAATGGTAATTTTATTCCCAAAGAAGTATCATTTGATAATAAAGTGCAAACTATTCAAAACAAAACACAGATGGTTAATATGTTTGCAATTGAACATGGTTTGATGGCCAAACAAATTGCAGAGGAAGAAATATTTGCAATTGAAACTGGCGACCACTTTAGTTAATAGGAGAGAGTATGTATAAGTTTGATGTGTTTTTAATAAATTTTGGTTATGTTTGTGGTTGTTATAAAACTTTGGAACAAGCTATAAAGATGGGAAAGAAAACTGGTTTTCAGTTTGCTGTTTATGAAAACTTCCCCAACAAAATGGTATGGAGTGGATAATGACCCCAGGCGTTTTTAAAAATAGACATATGAAAGATAGAGGATATTTCAAAAAGTATAAAAAAGAACCATTTGAGTCTTTTGAAACTTTAGAAGAAACTTATGAAATGCCTGAAGTTTTAGATTTTGAAATAAGAGAGGCTATTACAAAAGTTTTGTCAACTTTGACTCCTAGAGAAGAAAGAGTCCTAAGAATGAGATATGGTATTGGTATGACTACTGACCATACTTTGGAACAAGTCGGACAGCAATTTAGTGTTACGAGAGATAGAATCAGACAGATTGAAGCAAAAGCATTAAGAAAGTTGAAACACCCTACAAAAAGTGAAATATTAAAAGAGGTCATATAGTGAAAAATATAATGATTGCAACTTCAGTTGCTGTATTGATAAGTGCAACAGCATTTGCACAAGATTGTAAATATAAACTTGTAATAAAACTAGATGATAATGGAACTATATTATCTTCCAAACAAGAATATATCTGTAAAGAATCAAAACCAATTATTGTTCTTCCACCAAATACATATACAGAAGTAAAAAAGATACGGCCTCGTGTAGTATCTTATCAAGATTATGTAAATGGAAATTTTTATCAAGATAGTAATAAAGGACTTGACTTTCTTTTTAAATTAGTATATAATAATAATTAAAATGGAGATATAATTGTTTAAGATTATTTTTGGTATGATTCTTGGTATAGTATTAGTCACATACTATCCACAGATAACAGAAACTACCACTAAGTATTTTATAGATAGTGGTGCTCGTGACTCAATAGTTGAAACTTTAAAAGAGGTAAAATAATGAAATACTATGGAATAGGTGCGATTGCACTAATGGTTGGTTTAGGTGCTTGTGCAAAAAATCCAGACCCAACAAAAATTGTAAATACACCAATGATTAAATATAAAACTGAAAAGGTAAAAGCTGCAGCTGCAGTTATTCCTAAATGGTATAAGAAACTACCTAAAAAAGATAATGCAATTTATTCTGTTGGTTCTTCATCTTCTCCAGACTTACAACTATCTGTGGATATGGCAACACTAAATGCAAAGTATACACTTGCAGATAGGATTAATGGTAAACTTGATGGTATGATGAAAACATTTATGACAAGGTTAGGAACAGATGAAGATATATCTGCAACTACAATGTCAGAGGTTGAAAAGGTAGTCAAGAACGTAATCGCATCTGTAGATGTTGCTGGTTACAATCCTAAAGAGATTGAAGTATATCCAAGTGGAACACAGTTTCGTGCATTTGTATTACTTGAGTATTCTGATACAGAAGCTAGAAAGATTATCATGAATCGTATGATGAAAGATAAGTTAGTTTATTCTAAGATTAGGTCTACTGTTGCATTTAAAGAACTAAAAAATGAAGTAGAGAAATCTAAGAAAGAAGATGAGTCTAAATCTATAAGTAACATAGTTACTAAAAAAATCACAAAGGATATGATGTGAGAAAAGATAGACCAAAACAAGGTTTAACTGTCATGGTTCGTGGAGATGACATCAATGGTGCAATGCGAGTTCTAAAGAAACGTATGCAAGAAGAAGGCATCTTCAATGAACTACGAGAAAGAACTTCTCATAAGACTAGAGGTGAAAAGAAAAGACTTCAAAGAGCTGCTGGTCGTAAAAGATGGTTAAAGAAAGTAGATAAACTCAAAGAACAAGGATTATGGAATGATTAAGAAAAAACGTAAACCTATGACAGAGGAACAAAAGAAAGCTGCGTGTGAAAGACTTGCAAAGGCGAGAGCTGCAAAACCACCAGCAAAGAAAAGTTCTATTCATCATACTGTACTTGCAAAAGGAGATGAACATTTCTTATCTGCAAAAAATGTACAGAGTTGGATTAAGAATCAGAAAGAACAACTTTCTGAATATCGTGCATCTGTTCGTAGAGATATAAAAGGTGCGAAAGCAAAACTTGCAGATTGTGAGGGTTATATTAGAAACTTACAATACTACTTACGACATGGTGATTACTGTGATGATAGGTATGGTGCATATCAAGAGAAGAGGATAAAATGGCAGACGATAGTACCAAAGGGGTAAATAACGTAATCAAAGGGCCTTGGTCTAAAGCAAAGATTATCACTAAAAGTCAAACAGATAAGATTGCAGATGATATGGTTTTTGTTGATGATGTTGCAGAAAGTGTTATGATACCTATGATACATGGACTTAGTGAAAATGGTCTTGATATAAAAAGTGATAAGTTTGTAGCAGAGATTGGTTTTATTAATGAAGTTGTTAGGTCTATTATTTTTAGACACATGAAATATCCACATCCAATGCACATATTAATTGATTCGGTAATGTCCACAAAAACAGAATCAATAGAAGATGTATATTCTAAATTTGATGCTGAATTATTAGAACAAATGGTTAAGTCCATAGAAGATAACAAAGAAAAAGATAAGTAATGATTATTATTGATATGAATCAAATCTCGTTAGCAAGTTTAATGATGGATTTGAATATGCGAAAAAGTAACGAAGTAGATGAGGGTATGGTAAGACACATGATACTTAACTCTATTCGTTTACACAGAAGTGATTTCCATAAAGAGTTTGGAGAAGTTGTATTAACTTATGATTCTAAACATTATTGGAGAAGAGATTACTTTCCTAATTACAAAGCTGGTCGTAAAAAAGGTAGAGAAAAAGATAGTAAAGATTGGGATGCTATATTTGGTTGTTTAAATAAAATCAAAGCAGAGTTCAAAGAAAATCTACCATACAAATATCTAGAAATTTATGGTTGTGAGGCTGATGATATTATTGCAACTCTATGTAAAAACTTTCAAGATGAAAAAATTATGATTGTGTCTGGAGATAAAGATTTTATTCAGTTACACAAATATCCTAATGTAAAACAGTATTCACCAATACTCAAGAAAATGGTAAATGGACATAATCCAACTACCTATATAAAAGAACACATACTTAAAGGCGACACTAGTGATGGAGTACCTAATGTTCTATCACAAGATAATACTTTCGTAGATGGTATAAGACAAAGACCTTTAGGAAGAAAGAAGATTGAGAATTGGTTGGATATGCATATAGATGATTTGCCTTCTGAAGTCAAAAGAAATTACCAAAGAAATAATACACTTATCAACTTGGACAATGTTCCAGAGGAACTTGAAAAAGAAATTATGGTTGAGTTTTGTGAAGCTCCTTGTGGTGATAGAAGTAAATTACTAAATTATTTTATACAATCAAGATTAAAAAATCTTACTAATGAAATTGGAGAATTTTAAATGCAAGAAACATATTACCCACTTTTTTCAGAAATATTGGACAAAGTACATAAAGCAAAAACTAAAGATAAAAAAGTTGAGATACTACAAAAGTATAAAACAGATGCATTAAAGATGTTTCTTAAAGCTGCATTTGACCCTAAAATAGAATGGGTGTTTCCAAAAGGTGATGTACCTTATACACCTAATGAAGCACCAGCTGGAACAGAACATACTCTACTGTTACAAGAATCAAAGAAACTCTGGAGATTTATTAAGGGTGCAGACAATGTAACTAAACAACCACAGAAAGAAAATATGTTCTTTCAGATGTTAGAGGGTTTACATGAAAGTGAAGCAAAACTTCTTGTCAATGCAAAGGATAAAAAGTTACATCAAATCTATAAAGGATTATCTGCAAATGTTGTAAGAGAAGCATTTGGTTGGGATGAAAACTTTAAGGTTGAAGAATATCCAGCTCAAGAGGGTCTTGCAAACGGATAATGAGAGTCACTCCTATACAAAGAATTGTTTTTTCTCAAAAAAGAAGTGATTCGCAAGAAAACAAAAAAGAGAAAAAACACAACTCTAAAAAACCTAACAAAAACAAAGACTTAAAATGATACTTGACAAACCTCTTTTTATTTGGTATATTAATAGTATAGTTAATAAAGAGAGAGAAAAAATATGACAATGATTAAGAAGAAATTCACTAGTATTGATGATGGTATCAATAATATGTTAGATGCTGCTGCATATGACTATTCAAAAAATGGTTTTAAACATAGGACTTCTGATGATTTTCGTGATAAGTTTATGGTTAAAGTTGGACAGAAATATATCAAGATTGGTAGAGTTTCAGACCATACGCCTGGTAGAATGGGTTCTGTTTGGGGTTTTGTTGTGAATACTGATGATGATAAAAAGTTCAAAAGAGGTGATGTTCTAAAGGCTGCTGGTTATAATGCTCCAGCGAGAAATGCACCAAGAGGTAATGTTTTAGAGGGTGGTTTCAATATTAATTGGACTGGCCCAGAATATTTGTAGGAAAGAGATTATGGTTAATCAAAAAGAAATTGATTTGTTGGTTTATGGACACATTTACGAATGGGTAAAACCAAAAGTTTGGAACAAGAACATAAATGATGTAGATTGGAAAAATGTTAAAGATACAGTTTACATGGATGCTCTTGGTGCAAAAACTAAGTATTGGAAAAACTATGCACATTTTACTGAAATCTTTAATGATGTAAAAGATGGTATGATTTCTGATGCTGATGTAAATGTTTTTGATAATGGAGTTTAATATGAAAGTATTTTTAGGTTGTATTATGATTGTTGTTTGTGTAATGATTGTAGGATATGTTGAAGACCCTTGCACTACAGAGGGATTAATGCAAGGTTGTATGGAATAATGAGTTTGATTCGCATGGCACTCCTCTCTCTCTCAAAAAAACTTGCCATGCGAATCACTTCCCTTGATTCGCAACGATTACAATATATGATGAAAAATGCGAATGGATAAGTCGTTGAAATCAAAGGGTTTTTAAAGGGGGGTTGACAGACCCCCCTTTTTCGTATATACTATTAGTATAAACAATAAAGAGAGAGAAATAATTATGGAGAAAATCGTGAAAACATTTAAGATGTATGATAATTCTGGAAAAGAAAATGCGATTAGATTTGTTGCTGCCCATAAAGGTGGGATTCAAATGTTTTCAAATCCAGGCGAGTTGGTTGCATGGGCCAAAACTCCAGACATGATTAGTTATGCACTAAGAACAAAAGGTGCTGATGAAATAATCATGGGTAGTTCTTCAATGGACTTTGCTTCAGAGAATGGATTTAAGAATGATGAAGATGCTATGAAACTTTGGGAAGATGGTTATAATACATATCTTGACGAAGTTGAAGCAGTCGGTGTGAAACCAGAAAATATTAATTATGGGAGTGCTATATAATGGGTTATTTTTATCAAGATTGGAAAGAAAAGAAAATGTTTGTTGAGAATAGTGAAGGTCAATTCGTAATGAACTTTGGTGAAGCAGAAAAGTCAATGATTAAAAATCTTGAAACTGCCTTTGTTCAAATTACAGAGGGTGCATCTGATGAAAAGTATGCAGCTGCTAATTACATTAGTTACCTTGCAGATTGTTTGAAAAAAGGTAAAGTTGAAGTGAAGTGGAATATCAGTTAATGGATAAGTTTGTTTTAGTATATGGTGGAACTAAAAAACAAAGAGAATTAGTTCACAATATTACTGATTGGTTTTGTGATAAGTTTTTCAACAGATTCAAGTCTTATAATATTGAATTTGACCTTACTAAAATAAAAGGTGAAGTTCAAGGTTGGTGTATGGAGATTGATAAGAACTGTTCTCATATTGAAATTGATAAAAGACTTAAAGGAGATGATTTCATTACTTGTGTTTTACATGAGTTGGTTCATGTGAAACAACAATTCAAAGGCGAACTAAAAGAAATGAAAGGTATAGAAAAAATGTGGAAAGGTGAAGTACACATTTGTATAGATTATATGAACTTGCCTTGGGAAAAAGAAGCTTATGCAATGCAAGAAACTTTATTAATAGAATATAAAAAAAGAGGTATATATGCTTAGTTTAAAAGAAATGATGATGCTTATGGGTATTGTTACAGCAGACCCATCATTACCAATGGACAAACCAAAACTAGTTGGTGTAAGTCCTATACAAGCAACTTGTCTTGCAGATAATGTTTACTTTGAATCTAGGAATCAAGGAACTGCTGGTTGGAGTGCAGTTATCTCTGTGACTTTGAATAGAGTAAAAGATAAAAGGTTTCCTAATACTGTCTGTGAGGTCGTTAAACAAGGGCCTACAAGGGAGTCTTGGAAGAAGAATGGAACTTACTATCCTATTAAACACAGATGTCAATTTTCGTGGTATTGTGATGGTAAGGCAGATAAGATACACAAAAAAGATAAACGTATCTATAAAGAGATATATAATCTTGCATATGTGTCTTTAATTAAAGGTATAACTATTTTAGATATTACAGATGGGGCAACACATTATCATGCAGACTATGTGTTTCCAGCATGGAGAAAATCTAAAACTAAAACTGTAGAAATAGGTGACCATATATTCTACAAATGGGAGAAGTAATGGAAGCAAAAGTCATAGATGTAATGGGAACAGATTTAACTGTAGTTAATGCAGCTCGTGTTTCCTTTGCAAAAGAACATAAAGTATTTAATGCACCTAAAGATGTAAGACTTATTAACTATCTTGCAGAACACAATCATTGGAGTCCTTTTGGACATTGTAGTATACAATTCCATATTAAGGCTCCAATTTTTGTTGCGAGGCAACTTGTAAAACATCAAGTCGGTTTAGTATGGAATGAAGTATCAAGACGATATGTAGATGATGAACCAGAGTTTTATATTCCAGACGAGTGGAGATTAAAAGCAGATAATAAGAAACAAGGTTCTTCTGATGAAACTATACAATATAGTCTTGGTTCTACTTTAGAGTTTGTCAAGACAACATATCAAAATATGTTAAAAGCAAATATTGCACCAGAGATGGCAAGAATGGTTTTACCACAGAATCTATATACAGAGTGGTATTGGTCTGGAACACTTATGGCCTTTGCAAGAGTTTGTAATTTAAGATGTAAAGATGATACACAATGGGAAACTAGAGTTATTGCAAATCAAATAGATTGTGAAACAAAACAACATTTTCCTATAAGTTGGAAAGCATTAAGGAGATAGTAATGGAAATTATTGATGACTATTTAGAATTTGACAAATTCACAGAAATATATAAAAAATATACAACTAATAAAATTAAATGGGAATATGTAAATGTTGCAAATCCAAGTGCTGATTATGTAGGTATGTTTTCATTTAATAATATGTTATATGATATAAGAATGCCCACAAATACAATCGCAAAAGAATTGCAGTATTTACTAAAAGATAACATGAAACTAATAAGAGCTAAAGCAAACTTGTTTACTATAAGAGATGACCATGTTAGATATGGTTGGCATTATGATTTAGTTCAAGAAAATAATGTTGAAAAGCCTCTTGACAATTTCAAAACTTTACTGTATTATATAAACAATAATAATGGTGGAACTGAATTTGAAAATGACAAATTTGTACAATCAAAAGCAAACAGAGCTGTAATCGTAGATGGTGATGTCAAACATCAATCAGTTGGTCAAACAGATAGTAATATTAGACTTAATATTAATATCAATTATGTGGAAATATAATGGAAAGACAATTATTATTTGGTTGTGATTTATTTACTAAAACTAATATAGCAAATAAAAACCAATCATCAGATTTACTAAACCAAATTAATGATGCAAAAGAAAAAAATGTATTAACTCAAGGTGGAAGTAATGATGGTTGTTGGCGTTCATCCATGAGATATAAAAATATTGAATGGTTAACTAATTGTATGTTAGATACAGCAAGTGAAGCTACAATATATTATGCAGAACAAGATAAAAACTTTAGAAGTTTACTTAGTAAAATTTTGAATTATGATTATTGGACAAATGTAAATGAAATAGGTTCTGGTAATGTTTTACACTCACATAAATTCTTTTCTTCTTTTTCTGGAATATATTATATTCAAGGAGAGGATACGGGCAATTTAGTATTTTATAATACACAAAACTTAATGCATGATTGTTATACAAAATCACCATTTACTAAAAAGTTTAAAATGAATCCAAAAGATAATAGTTTGGTTCTTTTCCCAAGTTGGGTGCCACATGAAGTTGAAGAAAACAAATCTGATAGACAAAGAATCAACATAGCATTTAATGTAACAATAGGATAAACAATGAATATATTTTATCTACATGAAGACCCTATCCAAAATGCAAAGTGTCATATTGACAAACATATAGTCAAGATGCCCATTGAGTATGCACAACTTATGTCTACGGCACATAGATTACTAGATGGAGAAATGTATCTAGGTAAAACTGCAATAGGTCGTAACATAAAGAGATGGAAACTACATGATGAACGAGAAGATATATTATACAAAGCTTCTCACATTAATCACCCATCAGCAATTTGGGTTCGTGAATCTATAGAAAACTATTTTCAAATGTATAAACTCTATATGGCTGTACTTTCAGAGTTTACAAATCGTTATGGTAAAATACATGGTTCATCTAAACCATCTATTGCACTTATTAGACCACCAAGTAATATACCTATGGTCAAAGGAACACAACTACCTCAATGTATGCCAGAAATGTGCAAGGTCAAAGACAATCCTATACTTGCATATAGGAACTACTATATAGTTGAGAAGAACTCTTTTGCGAGTTGGAAGAATAGGGAGATTCCAGAATGGTTTCAGACGAAAGATATTATGACTACATGGGTAGGCGCTTGAGAGAAGAACAAGAAAAAGAATCTGCCATAAGAGAGGAACACTCTCACTCAAATGGTTTAATGATGGATTTAAGAGAATTAACAAAATGTCATTATGATGTACTAAAAAGAAATCAAGAGTTATATGATGAGAATCAAAAACTAAAAGAGGGTATGAATTGTTGGAGTTGTGGAACAAAACTTATTTGGGGTGGTGACCATAATTTGGAAGAAGATGCTGAAATTGATAATGAACATACTATGGTTACGAATCTATCATGTAATAACTGCAATGCATATGTAGAAGTATATCATAGTTAAAGGAAAAAAGATGCCAACATACACAATTAAAGATAACGATAAAGATGAATATTTTGATACCATTTGTACATGGGGTGAACTTCAATTATTCTTAGATGAAAATCCACAATGTCAAAAAATCATTACTGCACCAAATATTGTAAGAGGTGGAGGCCCTAAGTCTGATGGTGGATTTAATGAAACTATGGCAAAGATTGCAGACTCACACCCTAACTCACCACTTGCAGAAAGATATGGTAATAAGGGAACACACAAAAACATTAAGGTAAAGAATGTAGCAAAGAAACACAAACTTGTAGATGTTGCTGGTCAAAATGTAACCAAACATTATGAAAAGAATAAAACTACAGGCTTGTATTAATATAAATAATACTGCATGGAAACAATATATAGTGTATCAGCTTTCATGTAGGAGTAAGGAGTGTGTTCCACTCCTACTCCACTTTAATAAGGATGTATCATGGCGAAACAAAAAGATATCACATTTAATCAATTAAATCAAATAAAACCAGTAACAGAAAGTCAAAAAAAAGTTTTTGAAACTTATAAATCTGGTTTAAATCAATTTCTATTTGGTTGTGCTGGAACTGGAAAAACATTTATTTCATTATATCTTGCACTTCAAGATGTATTAAAGAATGAAACTCCATACGATAAAGTTATCGTAGTTCGTTCACTTATACCAACAAGAGAGATTGGTTTTCTGCCTGGAGATGAAGAAGATAAGGCTGCATTGTATCAAGTACCATATTCTAACATGATGCAATTTATGTTTGAACAACCTAATGAACAGGCATTTTCTATGTTGTATGACAGAATAAAAGCACAAGGAAGTTTTTACTTTTTATCTACGTCATTTCTTAGAGGTTTAACTTTTGACAATAGTATCATCATAGTTGATGAGTGTCAGAATTTAAACTTCCACGAACTAGATACAATTATTACAAGAGTAGGACAAGATTCTAAGATAATGTTCTGTGGTGATTTTGGTCAAACAGATTTAACTAAAATGAATGAGAGAAATGGATTGATGAACTTTTTACAAATTCTACAAGAAATGGAAGAATTTAATTGTACAGAATTTGACATAGGTGATATAGTTCGTTCTGGATTTGTAAGAAACTATCTAATAAACAAAACTAAGTTAGGAATGGGATTAGAGTAAGTGACAAAAATCTATATGAAACCATCAAAAGATGGGTGGCCTGAATTTACACAACAAAATCCAGTTAAAGTTAAAGTATTAAATCATCCACATATGCAACAACTAAACGAAGATTTAGAAAGAGATATCAAACACGCTGGAGATAGACTAGAACAAACTACAGCTGCAAAGTGTTATATGACACAATGGGATATGCATAGTCATTACGAAACATTTAAAATACTTGGTAATGCGATTATTGGTCTTGCAAAAACAATGCCTCTTGCGACTGGAACAAATGAAGATGGAACTCCAAGACAATATGCATTAAGAATTGAGGACTTCTGGAGTTTAATATATACTAAAGGACAGATAACAAAGGCACATAATCATTGGCCTCATGTATGGAGTTTTACATATTGTGTAAAGGGTTGTCAAGATTGTGCCCCTCTGGTGTTTCCAGATGCAGATGGTTTGGAAGTAAAACCAACACCTGGCCAACTTATACTTTGGCCTGCATGGTTGTATCACGAAGTTCCAGAACAAAAGTGTGACCACGAAAGAATTATGGCAGTAGGAAATTTAGATATAGATTGGGAAGAAACTAGAAAGCCTGTAACTGAATTTAAACTTACACCATCACCAAAAGGGAGTAACGATAATGAACATAGATAAATTAAGAGAGGAAATTGAATATGATGAGGGAAGTGTTAACGAAATATACCTTGACCATCTTGGTCTGCCTACTTTTGGCATTGGCCATCTTGTTACTGAATGGGATGAGGAATATGGATGGGAAGTTGGAACGCCTGTCAGCGAAGATAGATGCAATGAAGTCTTTGACACCGATATCCAAATTGTCTTGTCAGACTGCGACAGACTATATCCAGACTTTAATGAGTTACCAGAGGAAGTGCAAAGAATAATTGCGAACATGATGTTCAATATGGGCCGACCAAGATTGTCCAAGTTCAAGGGCATGAAACGAGGTGTAGATGCAAGAGATTGGAACGCAGCTGCAGATGAGATGGTAGACAGCAAATGGTATCGTCAAGTAACCAAAAGAGCAGATAGACTTGTTGAAAGAATGAGGAATGTCTAAGTACACTCAAAGAGAGTGGGATAGGACTGTAGGGTGGGGGAAAGTTCCACCAGAATATAAACATGAAGAAAGTGATAATAATGAAAGAATACAACCACAAGACGATAAATCTCCCAGAGATAAAAGCAAAGACAACTGACGGAGTTCGTTTATACGAAACACCAGATGGTAACTTTTATCCCTCAATAACTACAGTTCTTTCTGTAAGAAATAAGAAAGGACTCTTTGAGTGGAGAAAACGAGTTGGTGAAGATGTTGCAAACTATGTTGCAAGGAAAGCTGCAAACAGAGGAACATTAGTTCATCATATGTGTGAAGATTATCTTAATAATGATTTTGATGAAGTAAAACACAAAAAGAAATTTTTACCATACGTTCTGTTCAATCAACTTAAAGAATCTGTTCTGCAAAAAGTGGATAACATTTATGCACAAGAGTGTGGACTCTATTCTGATAAATATAAGGTAGCTGGTCGTGTAGACTGTATTGCAGAATATAATGGAAAGTTATCTATTATAGACTTTAAAACTTCAACTAAAGAACGAAGTGATGCATGGAACGAGAGTTACTATATTCAGGCGTCTGCATATGCAGAGATGTTTGAAGAAAGAACTGGAATTGAAATCAATCAAATTTGTATTCTAGTTGTTACAGAAGATGGTGTTGTCCAAGAGTTTGTCAAAGATAAGACAGAGTATCTACCCTTGTTAACTGATACCATCAAGGAATGGGAAGAAAAAAATGAAATGGTTATTAGTACTGATATCGCTCAATCTGCATAGTGATGGCACAGCAGACCACTTTATATTTACTAACATGATGTATGATACTGTACAGTCTTGTCAAAGAACAGCACAAGTAAATATGCGAGTAATCCAAGAAGTGTCCATTAGAGAGTTTAATGGGCCTTCTAAAATATACTGCTTTAGACAAGATAGATTCTTAGACTACATGAAAACACCACCACCAGAACCAGAAAAAAAACTTGATATTTAACCTTGACATTACAAAGAGAATGTGTTATAAATATAGTACAATTTGTTGATACGAGTTGAATACTGGGCTGGACATGGGGGCAGTACCCATCACCTCCACCAAAATGAGTTTTAAAATGGATGAAGTAATACTTTGGGAATACAGAAAGACATTAGTTAAGTGGATGTGTATCAACAACATATCACCACGACAAGCAAGACTTATTTTAATGGGGGTGAAATAGGATTGACAGGCAGGGATAGACAAGAGGAGAATTGTAGGTTGAACGCTTAATAGTTCATTTAAGTAAATGCAAACGATAACTTTGCACCTCAAGATTTCGCTCTAGCAGCGTAATCGGATAGGGTTTCGGTAGGTTTCCTAGTAACAGAATAACCTACCACTTAATTTAAGAGGTGAATATGAAATACATTTATGATACTTGGGAATCTATAATGAACCATGATAGAAACCCATTAAAAAACATTCCACATACAAATACCAGACATATGATAATGCAAGTGCTAGCATGGATGTGGTGCATTGCATTTAGTTCATATTTTAGTAGTATGTGGATATTTGGTGTAACTGCAATCGCACACATTATCATTCTGGCTGCAATCGCAGTTACAGTTGCAACATTTGAAACTGCAAGAAGAAAACCAGATTTCTTTCTTAGAAATGATGGTTATCATACAACAAGTCGTAGCAGATACATTTACTATAATGGTAAAAGATATGAAAAAGACCCACAAGATATGGGTGGAGAACACGAATAAAAAAATAAAATAAGTGTTGACAAACACATTACAATATGATACTATGAATATATTAAAATATCAAAAGGGAAACCATGCAAACAGCTAAAACATTTTCGTTAGAAATAGAAAACATTGCAAAAAATAAAGAGATAAATCATATGGATGCCGTGTTATATTATTGTGAAAAAAATAATCTAGAACCAGATTCTATAAGTCGTTTAATTACAAAAGGTCTTAAAGAAAAGATTGAGGCCAATGCAAGAGAATTGAACTTTTTAGAAAAAACAGCAACTTTACCAATATAGGAGATACTATGAACCAAGCTGTAAGAAATAAAGCATTTGAAGCCCTAGAGGGTATTCATACTAAAAATCGTATCAAACAACTTGAATACGATAATGCAGAGTTAGTTAAGGCTAACGAAGAGTTGTTGGAGAGGTGCAAGAAACTTGCATCTAAACTACCAGAGTGGCCTAAAGGTTATAGACCAACTCGTAAAAAGTGGAACGAGCGTAAAAATGGATAATGGTATTCCTATTTTTCCTGCTGGGGTTTTGAAGATTTATCAAAACCCTAATCCACCTATTATACCAGATATAGATGATTTCACATATTCTAAACAAGGTGGTGGTAATCCAGACTCAACACAGTTTAGTTCAGAAAATCCAAACATTGTTGACAATAAAGGTTTAGATGATTTAAAAGTGTGGTTTGAAGAATGTATTAAAGATTATCTTGATAATGTTATGACACTTGCTTATGAAGAGTTCTGGATACATGAATCTTGGATAAACAAGTCAAGACCTAATTCATCACAAAGTATGCACAATCATAGTAACTCTTTGATTAGTGGTGTTTACTATATTGAATCTACACCACAACATCCACCTTTGATATTTGAAAAGGTATCTTATAATGCAGACCCATTTATCTCACTAAGGAAACATTATCATAAAGCAAATCCTAATTTTACAAATAGAATTGCAATGCCTTGTACTAAAGGTTCTTTGATTATGTTTAATAGTTATTTGTTTCATGGTTTCGCACCAAACAAAACTACAGACCCAAGAGTAAGTCTTGCATTTAATGTTCTTGCAAATCTATCAGACAGAGATACTTATAAGCTAGATTTTGTAAAGAAAGAAAGATGGGTTGATAATCATAATGCAGATTATGTAGTTAAGTCTGGTGGAACAGATGGACAAAACTCTATTGAAGTAAAAAATGGTGGTAGTATTGAAGATGGTACTATAAGAAGAAGAATGTCTAAATGAAACATATAGTTTATGGAAACGGAGAGTCAAGACCCAAAGATAAAATTATAGGGGGTGAGTGGGTAACTACATGGGGTTGTAATGCGATTTATCGTGATTTTATAGTTGACAATCTTGTTTCTGTAGACTATGGTGTACAACAAGAAATATATGAATCAGGCTATGCTCTTAAAAATAAATGTTGGTTTTCTGATTGGAGTGTTCTACCAGACTTTGATACTTCAATGATGTTAGTAGGAAATACCGACCCAGTATATGAAACAAAACAATTTGATAGAAACAGCTGTGTTGTTCAAGGTAAGACAATAGATTCAGTTCAAAGAGTGATGGATGAAATTTTAGCTTTCAATCCACAATTAGATAAAGACGATTTAAGAAAGAAATTAGAAAAAGATATTGGATTATATATAACATGGGTTGCAGATAACGATATGGTAGAGGATATAGACTATCCTAGAGGTTGGTCTGCTGGGAATACTGCATTATATCTTGCTTGCAAGAGTGGTGCAGAAGAAGTGTATATGTGTGGGTTTGATGGAAGTAACTATTCAGAACCACTAAATAACATATACAAAGGTAGTAAGAATTATCTTGCTGCTGATAGTCGTGGGTTTAACACGACTAACTGGGATAACCAATTTAAACTGGTACAGAAAGAATTTTCTGATGTACAATTTTACAAGGTTGGAACAGATTTAACATACGAAGAACTATACGATAACATACGATAACATAAGGAGATATATATGTCGTTAGAAAACTTGAAGAGAAGCAATTCTCTTGATAAACTACTTGGTGCAGTAGAAAAAGAAAACGCACCTCAAGAAAAGAAATCCTACAAAGACGAAAGATTGTGGAAACCAGAGGTTGATAAGGCTGGTAATGGTTATGCAGTTATTCGTTTTCTACCAGCGGTAGAGGGTGAAGATATGCCTTGGGCAAAAGTTTGGAATCATGCATTTCAAGGCCCAACTGGACAATGGTATATTGAAAACTCTTTGACTACACTTGGTCAAAAAGACCCAGTTTCCGAAATGAATAGTGCATATTGGAATACTGGTATTGAGTCCGACAAAGAAATCGCCAGAAAACAGAAAAGAAAGTTACAGTATTTCTCTAATATCTATGTGGTGTCAGATTCTAAACACCCAGAGAATGAGGGTAAAGTATTCTTGTTCCGTTATGGAAAGAAAATCTTTGATAAGATTATGGCTGCAATGCAACCAGAATTTGAAGATGAGAAGGCAATCAACCCATTTGATTTTTGGGAAGGCGCAAACTTCAAGTTGAAGATTCGTAAGGTTGCTGGTTTCTGGAACTACGATAGTTCTGACTTTGAAGCACCATCTGCACTATTTGAAGATGATGCAAAGATTGAGGAAGTATGGAAAACTGCATATCCACTTGCAGAGTTTAGTGCAGCTTCAAACTTTAAGTCTTATGAAGAGTTAAAGACAAGACTTGATGCAGTTCTATCTGGTAGTGTTACTGTAGGTAATGTTACAGAACAGATGCAAGAAGAACCTATTGCAGAACCAGTAGTTGATACTACTCCAGTAGAGTCTACTTCTACAAAAGAAGAAGACGAGGATAGTATGGCTTACTTTGAGAAACTTGCTAACGCTTAATTAGAGGGGGGTTTATACCCCCTTTTTTTATGAAAATGCAAACTGTAAAGTTGGGTCTGGATTAGAAACAGCAGAACTTGAAGATATATTAGTATTTGCAGTATTGTTAGTAACTTTTGCTTGAGGTGCAACAACATTTGTAGAAGCTGCATCACCACCCATTGACCTTGCAATTGCTGATTTATCTAACTCCTCTAACTGTTTTTCTCTCATTCGCAGTCTATTTCTATCAACATTTCGTCTTATCGTATTAGGGCCTTCTGCAATTCTCTTTTCTAACATTGCTATTCTATCTACAAGTGCAGTTCTTTCTTTTTGAAACTGAACAAGTGGTGCAGCCATTTCTTTTTCTTCTTTCTTACCAAAACCAAAGAAGTTACCTATCTTACTACCTACATCTTTAATAGATGGAAGTTTTGATGTAAGTTCAGAAAATTTACCTTTTATATCTCCAAAGAAACCACCAACCTTTTCAGATACATTATCAAACTTTTCTTTTAAACCACCAGCAACATCTTTTAATTTTTCTTTTGCAGATACACCTAAGTCTTTTAATTTATCTACACCAGCAAGTGTGTCCTCTTTCATTTTGTCAAAACCAGTTTTAAACTTATCACCGATAGTGGTAAATGCACCAGATATTGTTTCTTGTGAAACAAGACCAAAAGTTAAACCAGATACAACACCAGCTGCAGCTTCTCTTGCAACATCTCCAGCATCTCCACCAGCATTATATTCTTTAAATCCAGCACTAACACCATCAAACACACCCATGATTCCAGTAACAGCAAGTCCAACTCCAGGCAAGAACTTTGCACCCTTGAGTAAACCTTTACCTAAAGTAGCTGCTTTACTACCTATATTTTTAGGTACAAGGTTAGCAGCTTTACTTAATAAACCACCTTTTTTACCACCTCGTGTCTTACTTTTTTTAAGGTCTGCAGCTTGGTTTGATATTCCAACACCAGCAAATGCAAGTGCAGCTTTAAACGCTTTGATACCAAGTTTTAATGCACCAAATAATAAAGATGGTTTTAGTAAAAGAACAATTCCAGCAAGTCCAGCTGCAATAATACCACCCTCTTTAAACAATCCTAAAAATCCACTAAATCTTTCTGATAGTGTTTTGTTTGGCCCAAATACTTTATCAAATTCTACTTGAATGTTTGAAAATGCTTCAATAAATCTTGTTCCTAAAGCCATAAAGAATTTACCAACAGTTATTAAGCCAGGCAAAATTGTTTCAGTAAGAAAATCTATCACTTGTCCAAACATAGGACTTTGAAAAAACTTTGCAAGTAGAATAAACAATCCAGCAAATAAAGTACCTTTCAGTATAGACATCAAACCCTTACCAGCGGCAAGTGCCTTGTCTTTCATATTACCAAGAATACCACCTATACCACCAGCAATTTTTTGAAGTAAACTTCTATCTTTTTCTTCTCCAGCAAGTTTTTCTTTTTCTATTTCTTCTTGAGCACCTCTGTTAATTTCTGGTTCTTTTGGTTCTGGTGTATCAACTGGATTAGATACTCCAGATATCGCTTGATTTAATGCCTCAAATCTTAATGCTTGGTCTTGATTGTGCGAAGTAGCTTGATTTAGTCTACGACTATCTCTTTGATTTTCTTCTGCATTACTGCTTTTTAATTCACTAATTACATCATTGAAATCTGCCATTACTTCTTACCTTTACCCATTGCCTGTGTACCGAAGAAGGCTGCAACTATAGCTGCAACTGATACAAAGTAAACACTTGCCATATCACCTAATATCTTACTTGCTTGATCTAGACCTAGTGCCATTGCAAGCACAACTGCAAAGGGATATAACAACATACCACCTAATGCGAACCAAGCCATCTTACGTTGTGCATCTCGCATTGCATCTGCATCTTCTAATTCTTTACGTTTAAATTCCATATCCATTTCATATTCCTCTAAAGAAATATGTCCATCTCCATTCGTATCTTTGGCTGCAATCTTTGGGTCTACAGTTTTTGTTACTTCAGCCATAGTTCTCTCTCCCTATTTCTGTCTTTTTTGTTTTTCTATTTCCTTATTTTCTTCTTCAATAAATTGCATTAATAAATTAATATAAATCTCTCTTTCCCAAGGCATCATATTATCAAGTTCTGTTAAACTATATTTATGATGTTGCATCATTGCAAAGTTAGTTTTATAATAATTAAACAGACTATCGTGAGATAGTCCTATTCTAAAAAAGATTCAAGGCCCTCCAATACAACCTCACTTGTAACTTTTGTTTTTGGATTTGTTACGTTTACTATGTGTCGCATCTTAGGCATTGTGTCAAAAAACTTTACCATAGTATCAAATTGTTCACTAGTAAATTGGTCTACAAACTCATTGATATCTTTTTCTGTTAAATCAACTCTATTGTAAACATCATCTCCAAAATGAATAGATGTAATACAACTATTTAAAACATTAAAAACTCTGTCTACACTATTACTTGATGCTTTTACATTTTTCATATCAGATAATATTGGATATCTTAAAACTACTTTAATATCACCAGATATGTTTACTTCATTTGTATGGTCTTCTAACATATGAACTTGTATATCGTCAATATCTATTGTAACTGGTGCAGAGGTTTTTTCATCATCTGGACAAGTAACATTTAATTCTATTTTATCACCAACTGATTTTCCTCTGACTTTTAAAAATATATATTCTATATCAAACATAGGTGATACTTTTGCATCAATTTTCCCAAAAGTACAATCACTTACTAAATTACCCATAGCTTCTGCTATTTCATTCTCATCAGAACCCTCTTGGGCCATCATCAGTATTTTTTGTTCTTTTACTAGGAATGGTCTATATTTAATTTTTTCGCCAGTAGAGGGTAGTTCCAACTCATAGGTTGGAGTATTTAGTTTTGGTAAAGCCATAATGTTTCATCCTTTATAATCTTCTAAGTACACTTGGTATATTTGCAGTAATTCTTCTTGTTACTGTATTTACTGCTGATTCTGCAATTCGTGTCAATAATGGTTTTGGTAAGTTTGCTTCGTCTGTTAAGTTCTGCCAGTAACGATATTTAAAATTAACACCTATAGTTTGATATGTGGTATTTTCTGCATATGATAATGATTGTTCATTTATACTTACTGGAAATGCTTCTATAAGTTTTACACCATAAGTTCTGTTATCTTGTTCGTCTAGTGCATGAATATCTACAGAACCAACATAATCATTATAATAACCCAAAGCAAATGTCTGTGGATTAAAACTTAATCTTTGCCATGATTCAAAGTATTTCTTTTCTCTCATGTCAGTAGAACATTGAAATACTGCACTAATATCTGCAAAACTAAAACCAGTAACAATGCTTCTTACTGGGCCATAGATATTAGTATCTTCTGTGGTATCCATATTCCTGCCTGGAAATGATATAGATTCACATTTAAGTCCAGTTGCACGAACTGTTCCATCTCCTAGTGCTTCGCCCATAATCTTAGAGAATACGTTACTACCTAATCCTACAGAACCACGACTTCCAGTTGGTGGAAATAAAGTAACCTCATATCTATGTGGTCTAGACATTCCATCTTTACCACGAATTTCTCCTAGAACTTCATTTAAAGCACCAAATGCTACTGCATCTACTAATCCACCAAAACCAGTTGCCATTAAATCATCTTCCTACTATCTGAATAAACCTCTGATGCAGAGGCTTTCTTAAATCTTTGAACTGGTAATAGAGCTGCAACTGTAAACTCATCTGCATCTATTCTACGAAACTGTGTCTTAACTCTACCAGCAAGATATCTTTTAAGTGTTGGTTTAATTAAATTTAAATTTTTTAATTTACTATAATCTACTGCAAGTCTTGTACTTTCATCAAACTTTGTATTGTTACTATAATCCACTAATCTATCCAATAACCTTATTCTTAATGTCATAGGTAAGTAATGTAAATTTATACCCAGAAATCCATCATCATATTTTTCCAGAGGTAATACTAAAGGAAAGGTATCATAATATGGTAATGTTTTCTTATATTTAGGGTCATAGAAGAACATATTTAAACGACCATAAAAAGGTCTATTGTTTCTTTTACCATCTCGTATCAAATCCATTGCACCAGGCTTACCAAACTCTGCAATTTTATCACGATACCATTCTGTAGATTTTGGTCTACCTTTTGCAGCTTTAACAACTGATTGTATAAATTTACTCTGTGCCATACTACTATTTATACTTTGGATTCAAGTGGTCTTCAGTAAGAATCTTAAATTCCATATTATGGTCTAAACAAAATTCATTTGCAGATTTCCACTTGGCTTCATTGATTGTCCATGTTTTTACAGAGTTCAACCATTGTTTAGTTTTTCTTTTTGGATTTGCTGGTGGTGGTTTACATTGATACTTTGGTTTAACTTCTATAATAAACTTTTTGATAGAACCATTTGCTTGTTTGACTTTCATATAAAAGTCTGGAAAGTATCTATGTAGTTTATTATCCCAAGGCGATACATAAGGTATGATGATTTCTTCTGAACCCCATTCTAATACTTTTTCATTCTTATCACAATATACCATAAGTTTACGTTCCCAAAGTGAACGATATATTATTTGAGAATAATTACCCCTATATTTTTTAGGGTTACTAGGAATGTATTTACCACTATATGCCATGTTTATCTTTATAAATAGAAGTTATAGGAGTATTTATACATGGCATTTAATCCGTTAAGAAGCGCAGCTCAAGGTATCGCTGGAAGAGCACTTAAAAAAGTAGCAGGAAATATTAGAGGTGGACTTCTAGGTGTTGCTGGTAAAGGGTCAAACCTATCAGATACTGCTGGGTTATCTCAAACTAAGTATAACACTAAAATCCATTCATTTCCACTTGATGTACAAGGCCCGCCTGGCACTGGCAATCAAGGTCATTACATTATGTTTTATATTAATCAACAAACAAATGCAAAATTGACTTTTGAAGAACAAGCTAATAAAGCTGAAGGAAAAAAGAATTTAGCTAAAGCAAATAGACAACATGGACATACAGAAGATGTTAACGGAAAAGTATTAGAAGACCCTACTGGAAATGCTGGTGGTTCAGCACCAGCAAAAAAAGCAGAAGATGATGCACAAATAGAAAAATATAAAAAGATATCAACTGTTCATGTCAAAAGACCACCGACAGTAAAACTGGATACTGCTATTGCACTTTATATGCCTCCATCTGTACAAGTTCAATATGGTGCAAACTATACAGATACAGAAATAGGTGCAGCTGCAGCAATAGGAGCACAAGCATATCAAGATATTGTTGGTGGTAAATCTCTTGCAGATACAGTAAATAAAAATCTAAAAGCACTTGGGCCTGAAATAGGTGATGGTATGATAAGAAAAGCACTTGGTGCAATAGATATGATACCAGGCCTTGAGGGTGCAATGGAAGTTGTAGAAATGCAAAGAGGATTTATTAAAGCACCAAGAATGGAACTTGCATTTAAAGGTATTCCAAAAAGGTCATTTCAGTATGATTTTAAAATGATACCAAAAAGTGCAGCCGAAGCAGAAGAAATACAAAAAATTGTAAAAGCATTTAAATTAAATATGTTACCAGAGATGGTACAAGGTAGTGCAGCTAGATTGACTATTCCTAACACATTTGATATACAATATATGTATGCTAATAAAGATAACCAATATCTACACAAAATCTCAACTTGTGTTTTAGAAAGTATGAATGTAACTTATGGTGGAGATAGATATAAAACATTTGAAGCAACTGGTAATGGAGCTCCACCAATTGAAGTTGCAATACAATTAGCATTTAAAGAGATGGATTTAATTACTAGAGAAAAAGCTGCAGAGGGATTTTAATTATGTATTTTAAGAATATTCCAACAATTGTATATGATTCTGTAGGTGATGGTCAATTTAAAGATGTCAAGAACTTATTAAGACGAGTATCAATTCGTGCAAAGGTAAAAGCAAATACTTTGTTTTATGATACATATGATATAAAAGAGGGAGAAAGTCCAGAGTCTATTGCAGATAGATTATATGGTAATCCAGAGTTACATTGGATTGTGTTGTTAGTAAATGATATTACAGACAGATATCATCAATGGCCTATGACATATGCACAATTTTTACAATATATAAATGACAAGTATACAAACGTAGATGACACACATCATTATGAAATTGCACAGTCTTCTGGAGATACAACTACAAAAATAGAGGTCTATAATAGTTCTGCTTTATATTCTGGTGACCAAGACTTTTATGGTTCTGCAACCGCTATAACAAACAGAGAATATGAAGAGGATTTATTAGAGAAAAAAAGAAGTATAAGATTGTTAGACCCACAATATGTAGAACAATTTGTGGAAGAGTATGAAACACTAATGAAAGAGTCTATTATCTAATGGCTGATTTACAATACGCTGGTGAGTATCAAATCAAAGAATTGTTAATACACACTTCTTCTGGTAGTATACTAAATCTCACAAAGGCAACACAAAGTATAGACATTTATGAAGATATGTTTAAAACAGCATTATCTGGTAGTATCACTATTTTAGATGTTGATAATATTGCAGAAAATGGGCCTATAATTGGTCAAGAATATTTAACAATTAAATTAACAACTCCATCTTTAGATGAAGAAGAATTGTCTTTGATTTTTGCAGTAACTAAAGTTGCTGCTAGAGAAGGTCTTGACCCAAACGTACAAGTTTTGGCTTTGACTATTGTTTCACCAGAGATATTAAGAGATAAAAGAGTTAGAGTTTCTAAAAGTTTTACAGACCCAATAGATAAAATAGTTGAAAATATATTAACAGATTCAAGGTATATAAACTCAAACAAAGATATACATTTAGAGGAAACTGCTGGTATTAGAAAAGTTGTTTGTCCTAATTTACACCCATATGAATTTATCAAAAATCTTACAATGGAAGCCGTAACAAAAAAAGATGGTTCTCCATACTTTTTCTTTTTTGAGAATCTAAAAGGTATACAATTTAAAAGTTTGAATAAAATATTATCAGAGAATAGTATCGGTGAGTTTCATACTGGAGATGTAGTGCCACTCGCTGGTAAAACTGTTGACCATGAAAATGATTTTAAGAGAGCATTAGAGTTTCAAATCAATTCAAACAATGATATGATATTAAATACTTTAGGTGGTATGTTAGGTTCTAATACTATAAAATATAACATCTACAATAAATCGTTTGAAAAATTAAGATATAATTATTTTGATGATTTTGATAAATTTTCTGGTTCTAGAATAGATGAAAATCCTATATATAATAGTAACGAGATTGATACTTTTAAAAATAATGTAGGTAGTTTTGGAGATTCAAAAATCTATCTACACCCAACCAATACAAATGGAGATTTAGATACTCAACACACAACTCCAGAATTATCATATTCTTATGCACCTAATAAACTTAATGAGTCAATACTTTTCAGAAGAGCAAAAGTTATGGAACTAAACAATTCTGTTAATATAACTATGAAAGTAAATGGTAACACTACAATAGCTGCTGGTCAAACTATCCAGTTAACTGTGCCTGTTACTGGTAGAGTACATGAAAAAGAAACTGATGAATACTATTCTGGAAGATATCTGGTAACTAAATTAAGACATAGCTTTTATCAACCAGACAAAAAACATGAAATTATCTTAACTGCATCAAAAGATTCTTTACCTAAAGAATTACCACAAAATGGCAAAGCTGTAGAACCACTCGGTTCTGCTGGCATTGTTTATAATACAACTTATTAACGAAAGGAGCTCTATAGACTTACATTATGACAATCATTATTTTAACATAGGGAGGCATAGATGCCAAAACAAAACACCAAACTCAAACTAAGGAAAATGAATACCTTTATAAACAGAGATAGGGAAATTGCACCAATGACGGAAACTGATAAATACATACTAGAAACTATAGAGAGAATAAAAAATGAAAACATTCCAAGATTTACAAGAGGGAGTTTACGACCCCAACATACTTAAAGCATTTTTCTTAGCAGGTGGCCCAGGGAGTGGTAAGTCCTATGTTGTAAAACGAGGTACAGGCGGTCTTGGTCTAAAGATTGTTAATTCAGATGACGTATTTGAGAAGTATCTTAAAGACGCTGGATTGTCTTTGAAAATGCCCAAGAGTGAAGAAGAACCTAGAGATAAGTTACGAGATAGAGCAAAAAGAGTAACTGCAGCCAGACAAGCAAATTATCTTGAAGGCAGACTTGGACTTATTATTGATGGAACTGGAAAAGACTATGATAAGATTGCAAAACAAGCGACACAGTTAAAACAACTTGGATATGATGTACATATGATATTTGTAAATACTTCTCTTGAAACTGCACTAGAAAGAAATGCGAAAAGAGATAGAACTGTACCACGATCTATTGCAACTAAGTCATGGAAAACTGTACAGTCTAATATGGGTAAGTTCAGTCAATACTTCAGACAGAACTTTATTGTAGTAGATAATAATGATTCAGAAGAAGATGTCATGGGGCCTGTATATAAACAAGTAATGAGTCTTGCAAAGAAGAAAGTCCAAAACAAAACTGGATTGAATTGGATACAAGGTGAGTTAGACAAAAAGAAAAGGT